TCAAACTGTCTTTTTCTGACCACCGACAACAGGAACAACCACCACTTTTCTGTCATACCGGGCTGTTTGAGTGATATTTTTATGCCCCGATATTTTCTGTTTTTCTGACAGTGGTCCATCGAGATCTGAAATACCTTTAGCCTTCAAATCATGAAAGGTGAAGTTAAAATTCAGGTGCGGGAATTTTTTAGCTGCAGCTTCTTTGGCTTTTCTCCAACGACTGTTGAAACCATCCCGTGTATACCCGGATCCTCTGGATTGATGAAGTACATAAATACTGCTGATACCAGGTTCAAGGGGGAGAGTATTACTCAGGTTTATAGCTGCATGCAGGCGTTCCGTCCATGCCTTTATTTGTGCTACACCGGTTTTTCCCTGCTTAATGTAAATACCATCCTCTGTTAATTGCGAATAAGTTAATGCCAAAACATCAGCTTGCCGGGCTGCGCAGAGATACGCTATTTCCATTGCTATCCTGACAACTACAGGGGATACAGAATAGAGCGCATTATATTCATCATCTGTAATATAGCGATCCCTGGCTTGCTCCTTGAATTGCCGCACACCTTTACATGGATTACTTTTTACCAGTCCGCGCTCATAACCCCAGCCAAAAACACGGGATAGCAGCATTTTTTCCCTGTTTGCCTGTGTCGGGCTTTTAGTGCCGCGCTTATCCATATATTTGCGGATATGCTCAGGTTTTATATTATCGGGCTGCATTTTCCCGAATACAGGTAATAGCTTGCCGGAATATTTACGGTAATCTTTCTGTGTTTCCGGTGACAGGTTAGTAAAGTCGGCGGAAATGAAAAATGAGTTAAACAATGCAGTCAATGTTGCCTCATTTTTCTGATCGTCTATCAGTTTTTCGTATGCTACCCATACCTCAGCCTGAGTACATGAAAAATCACAAAGCCGGATTGTTTTGTTATCCGGAGTAATAAATTCAAAAGCAGATCTGCCCCGTTTAACCCGCTTTGGCATCCAGTTATCAGCAGGGTTTTTCCTTTTCCTACCCATAATTACATAGCCCCGAAGTCAGGTTCTTCTGATACCGGTAATGCCTGCCGTTTAGCCAGCGGGCTATTAAAATGCGCCCAAGTTGTTTTTGGATATCCATCCGGCCGCTTTATAAAAAAGATACCGGCACGCTCCAGGGCTTCGCACTGTTTTGACGGGAATTGATAGCCGGTCAGTTCTATCATTTCGTCCGGGGTAATTACGTCACTCTCATTTTTCATTTTGGTCTTGCCTCATCATCAATAAAATAAGAAGGTCAGCCGTATCGCATGAGCGTTTAATATCTGCCGGAGTGCATGGTCTGTTTTTTACACTCGCAGCCAGGCGGCCTAATTTAATATCAAAGTCGGTCAGTAATTGTTGTCCTGGTTGCCACGGTTCCATGATGCTTTCCCCTGTAATGGTATTGGCATCATGGTAATCACCGTGGCGAAATAAAACTGATTATGCTTAATCAACTTTTTGTCTGAGCAAAATCGGCCGAAATAATTTCATCGATCAGATAGCACTCTGACAAAATCCCCTTCACGGTCAGTGTTTCTTTATCCATCAGGCAGTTTTTTTCATCCGGATAAACGTAGCCGTAGGGCTGATATTCGCAGCTGGTGGTAGAGCAAATAAGCATGAATAATCCGTATATCATTTGCTTTCATCCTTCTGCTGCGGCTCGTTACGGGCCTCAATTTTCACCTGCGGAGGCAGGTCGTAATACACATCACACCGGCGGTCTGTATGGATGTAGCCGTGACTGCCGTCAGGGAATGTGAGCTTTACCGGCCGGTCTTTGTAGTGTTGGTGTTTTAGCATTGGTCTGCCTTATCGTGACATGTCACGCTGAAACAAAGTGCCCGGTTGCCGGGCACCATGGGTAATTACCGGACCATCAGTGAACGTTCACCAATTTCAATATGGGCGCCGGGTACCTCAATACCATTTTCCAGCGCTTCTTTAATGGCTTTTTTATCCGGAGATACAATCGTCTGGACATCAACGAGTTCGTTAGGAAGCAGAGATTCATCATCGATGACAATTGACGCCCGGCCTTTTGCTGCGGTGAATGTGTTTCTCACCGTTTTCAGTTTGTCCTGGCCGGATGCCAGCAGGCAGGTTAGTGCATATTTTTTCAGGTCTTTGGCCTGACGCTCGAATGATTTTTTGCGATCGGCCAGGCGTTTGGCTTCTTCACCCAGTGTATTTGCCTGCCCTTCAAGGTTACGGACGTGGATCATAATCGTGTCCAGTTTATCGCCGAGTGCGCCCTCTATACCTTCCAGCGTGTCGGCTATTTCTTCCGGGGTGAATTCTCCGGTCTCTACCAGTCGTTGCAGCTTTTCATAGTCTGCGGCTAATGCAATTGCGGTTGCGCTCATTGGTCTGCCCCTTGTTTTTCAGTCAGTTTGGTTAAACACTCTTTCTCAATTTCTGTCAGGCGGCGCAGGCGGCCGGACAGGTATCCTGCATATTCGTTGTCACCGCGCGATTTGGCGCTGTTAAGATGCGCGGATATTTCGCGGGTAAGGGTGGATGCGATACCGCGTAATTCATTCTGCGTAACTGCGGTACGCATGGTTTTTGTGTTACGGGTGAATTTCTCATCCAGTTCTTCGCGGATCCGGACGCTGTCCTGTGCGTTCTCGCTGGCCGCTTTGATTTCAAATTCCAGTTTATTTTTGATGAGATATTCAGGGTTATCGTGCATACCCATGAACACATCAGAAGAGAACCCGAGCATTGACAGTGCTTTTTTAATCGCGTCTGTCAGTGATTTTTTTATGACTTCACTATCAACTTTTATGCCGTATTGGGTCTGATAGCGGTATGGTGTCGCGCCGTAGCTTTCAAAATAACAGCATCCGCCATCTTTACTGCGGTACCAAAACTGGATTTTTATTGAATGATTTTGCTCGCAGAACAGAGAACCGTCTGCGTCACGCAGGTAGCGCAGAGCAACCTGTTTGTTGTTTTCCATAACAGGTTCAGTCAGTGGTTTGCCGTCCAGGAATTTTTCTTCAACCACCTCATAGCCCCAGCCCTCACCGATCGGCCCGAAAATTTCGGTAGCACGCATAAACATGTAGTTACTGTTAATGCTGGTACCCTGAAATCCCGCTCCCTCTAAAGGCTTGGTAAAGCGTGGATCTGTGCGCTGTACCTGCTTCCAGATACTCAGGTTATCCGTGTCTGCCAGAACCTCGGCAATCATCTCGGCGCGGCTGCGGAAGTCATCAGTAGCGGGTTCCTCGGCATGAACCGGTTCCGGTATCTGCGCTATGGTAGCCGGTTCATCGTTGGCTGCTACTTCCGGCGCTGGTTTCTCTGCTGGTTTATCCGCTTTTTTAGTACGGGTGCGTTTTGGTTTTTCCGGTTCTGCAGCTACGGGGGGGTTATCATCCGTAATATCCGGACCGGACCGGCCTGTTTCCTGGTCATGACTACTTTCTGCTGGCGTTATGCCGATACGGTCAGCCACAAACTGTTTACGGGCTGCCGCATCGCTTATCAGGTCAGGTAATTCTTTTCCTTCACGTACGACAGCAAAGACTGTTTCACGCGGGATCTGCAATGCGGTCGGGATAATACGGAACTCAGTAGACCAGCGCCGCCAGTTTTCATCTTCATCACTGATCAGCTTTTTCGCAGCGGTAAGTTTGCTTGGCTGTATTTCCCACGGTGAAAAATCACCGGGAAGAAGGGCGAGAGCTATTTCCTGATCCAGTGTTGCATAATTGTGGTCAAAATCGCGTTGCTTGTGTTCCGTGATCGGGAGCTGCCCTGTGGCTTGTTCAGCAGCAGGGTATAAGTATTTTTCTGCCAGCTTCTGTGCCTCTTTTTCGGTGATGCTGTCCGGTGCCTGTTGCATGACAAAATTCACCAGCGCTTCCAGTTCCTGCTCGTTAAGCAGGGATACCCCGGGCGTGGCCGCGACACCTTTGGCTATATTCCGGAGCAGCGGGTATTCGTCACCGATATGAACAAAATCGACAGCTTTGAGGTACTCGCTACGGGTAAATTGCGTTTTCCCGTACAACAGGATGGCGGCAATACGCACAACAGGTGCTGTTTTTGCAAATACGACCATTTTTTCTTCACGTTTCTGCCAGTCAGTACCGTTGAACTCGTACTCTTTGGCAAAATGTTCATCAAAGCTATCACCGGCCGGTGCCGGTTTGCCTGCCTGAGCTTCGCAGATTATTGGTGCCGCCACATCAAACTTCCCTGTATTTTCAGGGTAAGTTTCCTCCAGCATCACGGCGGCCATTGCTCTGGCCATCTTCTCGGAATTGGCGGAAATCGTGATTGCAACAGTCACAGCACCGTCTTTAAGTGCCGCATCTATGGGATTAAATGCACAGATATAATTGGTCATTGGTCTTGCCTCTGGTCAGTAAGGTAATGCTTCGTCGTCTTTGGAAATAACTTTGCCCTCCAGACATAGCAGCGCCTGGATACGATCTTCAAGCAGTCCTGATTTAACTTCTGCGTCAGCGAGAATCTTGTTTTGTTCTGCACGTAAACTGTCAATTTCGGCCTGAACTAAATCGAATTTGCTGATTGCGGGGACAGGTAATTCAAACTGGTACTCGGCAACAGGAAAGCCCATGCCATCAGTCGCTTTGAATTTGTGGGTGAATACTGAATACGCGATACTTCCGTCAAACTGTTTTTGTGCATGGACGTAAAGCGTAACACTGAGAGTGTCAGGTTGTGCTTTCATAGCAACTCCTTTAAAATGATGTTTCCAATGATTCGTCATTGGTCTTGCCTCTTCTGACGGTTGGTCCCGTCAGCAGAACTCCGGATTAGCTTTGGTCGGCGACTCCGGGTAAAAGAACCCACCTCGGTGGGTTTTTTTACGTCTGAAATCCGGTGCCTGATTATTTACCCTCATCAGGCTGCTGAGGTTCCTGCATTCCGCAACGCAAGGAATCTGTGTATAATTCAGTCACCGCAACGTGTTTAAGGAACTGAATTATGGATAATAAAAATCTGGAACAGCAATTAGATGCGCAGCATATTTTGTTAAAAGCTATTTTTAATGTGTTAACCTCAGAACAAAGGGAAGAAGTTAAACATCAAATTAGCCATTTAAGTCAGGCTGCAAGGTACCCTCACTTACTGACATCTTTCCAATCAGAAACAGCAATTGAAGACGCAGAAAAAGCCGCTTTGGATTTACTTCGCCTTATGTGAAGCTGTCTCCCAATTCGTAGTTACGGGCATTCGATTTAATCAGGGCCGTCATTTCTGCATTCATGGCGGCATCATATTTGTTGATATCTTCAATTAATTTACGCCCTTCATGCAGTACCTTTAATCGCGTGTAGATATACGCTTCCGCCAGTATGTCCACTTTTTCTTTGATATCATTAAGGCTAGATCCCGCCTCAATCATTTTAGGGATCATGCTCGTGGATAGGATGTTAACGTCACTCATTACAAAGCCAACGTAATCCTTTATTTCCTGCTCTCTGCTTTTGGTGCTATCGGTTTCTTTCATATAACCCCCGTTTTGATTAGATCCCCGTCTTTCCGGGGTGTCAGGTCGTCTTGCCTCTTCTGCCATCTTCGTGGCGTTATTTGTTTCCTGGTGCTGGCGTAAAACTGTGAACGTTTATCCTGAATACCCGCTGTGGGGTTTTGATGGAAATAAATCTACAAGTAAAAACTGAACATTGCAAGCTTGAATTGCAAATAAAACTTGTAATTGCGGGTGTTAAAAATTACAAGGAGCATAATTCCTTGTAATTTAAAGTTTAATGTTGAATAGGGATTTAGGCGTAGCGCTTGTAAACTTTGGACTGACTAATCAGCACTTTTCCGGCAATGAAAAATTTATCTTCGTCTTCTTTCGTGATTTGCCAGTCACGATAATTATTATTATCGGAAATAACTGTAAGCTGATCTTTAATCATCTGTAACCGTTTGATATGTAATGTTTGTCCGTAGACAAAAACATATACACCATCGCCATCAAAGTAATTTATGTGGACATCAATAAAAACTTGGTCACCAGGATTAATTGTACCTTGCATACTATCACCGGCAACAGTGATCATTTTTATGTTTTCACTTGGCCGGTGTCCAAACAGGCGTAAAGCTTCATCGGAGGTGTATTCAATCGATCTGATCGTCTCCATGAACTCACCTTTTGTTATGATGCCTGGGCCAGCACTTGCTTCAACATCAAGTAATTCAACAAGATATGAATCATGTTTTTTTGCTGTAACTCTCTGCCGGGCTGGTCCTCCAGATATATCATCCATTAAAAACCAGTGTTCCGGATAGCCGGACACAGAAGCCAATGCAGATAAATTTGTTCCGCTTGGTGCCGTTTTCCCGCTTACCCAGAATTGGACTGACTGAGGTCTTACACCAATTCTGCGGGCAAGATCAGACTGTGACCATCCATTCTCTGTGAGAACCTGGCTGATTCTGGCTGCTGATGTTTCATTAGGATTCTTTTTCATAATGTCATATTACAAGGTTTTCTTGTACTCATCACTTCAAGAAAAACTTGAAATCACCAATTTGTAACTGTAAGATTAACTTGTAATCAGGTTAAGGAGACCGATATGACACCAAATCTTAAAAGCAAAATTGTCACACTGGCCAACCAGTCAGAAATTGCCCGCAGGTTGGGAATAAAACCACAAACGGTAAATCTGTGGTTTAAAAACGGAGTGCCGGCACAAAAAGTTTTAAGTCTGTGTGAGTGCCTCAGCTGGAAAATAACTCCCCATGAGGTAGCGCCAGAAATTTATCCGAACATTGCTGATGGCTTACCCGACCGTGGTGAATTATCTCAGCTAGCCAGTTAAAAAACTGATTATTCATAATCAATTTCGCGACAGGAGACGCAAGATGATGAATAACAACCAAATAATTAAGGATGAGATTGAATTATGGGCGGCAGAGAAGGGACAGGAGCATGTCGCAATCGAAATTAGCAGGGCGCATTTTTTAATACTGTGTGGTGATAAACCGTCACGCCTGTACCCGATAGAAGACGGGGCCGGTAACGCAGATTGGAAAGCGATTAATAACAACAGGCAGCAAATTTTCCGTTGGTTGCGCGGTAATTCTCCGGCAGCAGACAGAAAGTTCAGTGAGCTGATCCCGGCAATCAAAATTGCATTACCTGCTGACCGGTTGGCGCGGGTTAACGGGGATGAGTCGGTTAATTATCTGGCTTCCCTGGCAATCAAAGAATTTGCTGCAGCAATCAGCGAAACACTTTTAGGCAGTCGTGACATGTCACAGTGCATATCAAAAGCAGTAACCGCATTAAATGCGATGCGCATGACCAGCGCATGAGAAAGAGGCAAAGACCAATGCTGAATACAACCGAAAAAATCACCTACCGCAACGGGTTTATGCATAACGGCATTCCTGCAGATATCGAAACCATACGCCCGATATTCGACGGGCGCCGAGCTGCGGCACTCAGCGTGTGGGAACAGTACGAACGGGCCAAAGCACGGCTGTGTATGCACAACCTGACACCTGAGCAGTACCAGAACGCCTGCCGTGATATCGCTGACGCGCTGGGGGTGTGACGTGAGTAATAAAATTCAGGGGTACGTATGGGATGCCTGTGCCGTTTCCGGTGTGAAAGGCACGAAACTGATGATTATGGTTCGCCTGGCTGATTTCTCCAGTGATGAAGGGATCAGCTATCCGAGCGTAGAAACACTGTCCCGGCAGATTGGGGCAGGGGTCAGCACTATCCGTGATGCATGCAGTGAGCTTGAAAAGGATGGCTGGCTGAGGAAAAAACAACGCCGGAACGGTAACCGCAACGCATCGAATTTATATTTTCTCAATGTCGATAAGTTGGAAACTATCGCGTTACAGGAAATCGCAAAGCTGAAAAAACAGCGTGAAAATAACGCAATTTCTCACCCTCCAGTTTCTGACGGTTCAGAATCCGACCGGTCAGAAAACAGTAATTCCGGGCGTTTTGACCCTCCTGATTCTGGCGTTAAAGGGGGTTTTCACCCTCCAGAATCTGGAGGCGATCCATCAGTAAATTCAAAACATGATCCATCAGTAAATTCAAAAGAGGATCCGAAGCCTGCGACGCAGAAAAAATCCACGGTGAAATTTGACCCGTTGTCAGTCCGTCCGGAAAACGTCAGCGAACCTGTCTGGCAGGATTGGGTGAAGTTCCGGAAAGAGATTAAAAAACCACTGACCGAAACCAGTTGCCGCCAGATTGCCAAAAAACTGGCCGGGCATCCTGATCCTGATGCGGTGCTGTGTGATTCCATCGCCAACGGCTGGCAGGGAATATTCCCGGAACGCACCACAGGTCGGAAACCTGCTAAGCCGGGCACACACTCCGGATTCAGTGATAAAAACTACGAGAGCCGCCCAGCGGCATGGGTGAACGGGGGCAAGCATGTCTGACGAACTGAACGTGAACATCCCGCCGCGCTTTGCTGCTGCGACATTTGAGACGTATCACCCGGCGAATCCTGATGCAAAAAACAATCTGGAAATCTGCCGCGAGTATGCCGAAACATGGCTGTCCCGTAAAACCGCCGGAGAGGCGCTTATTTTGTGCGGAACACCCGGAACCGGGAAAACCCACCTTGCAGTGTCAATCGCCCGTCAGGTTGCCACTGAGGCGCAGGAATCGGTATTTATCACCACAGCGGCACGTATCATCCGGGCTTTTCGCCGTACATGGTCTGGCGATGCGGAATACAGCGAGCTCGACGTATTGGAAAAATACTGCGGGCCGGGCCTGCTGATTATCGATGAAATCGGGGTGCAGTACGGAACTGACTCAGAGCGCAATATTTTGTTTGAAGTGATTAACGACCGGTACGAGGACATGTTGCCGACCATCATGATCAGCAATCTGCCACTGAACGAACTGGCCCCGCTGCTGGGTGAACGCGTTGTTGACCGCATGCTGGAAGGTGGTGCAGTACTGTCGTTCAACTGGCCAAGCTACCGGAGTAATTGATTATGTTCAGTGAGCAGGAATTAGAAGCTGCTGTCATTGGTGGTTTGCTGGCCGGTGGTGCCACTCAGGATGCCTATGACGTTCTGGCAACACTGCCTGATGATGCTTTCAGTGTCGGGTACTTTTCCAGGGTGTACCGGGAAATAAAAAAACAGGCACTGACGAGTGCAATTATCGATCCGGTATTTATCGCGGACGCACTCGGGGGAAATGGTGATTTTGCTCATATCATGGAGCTCACCAGAAAAACCATTTCATACGCAAACCTGAAAGGGTATGCCGAGAAAGTCAGGAACTACGCGGCTGTTCGTAAAATTACAGCGCTGATAAATAAATTTCAGAAAGAAATTACTGATGCGGCCACTCATGACCAGGCCGAAAGCGTAATTCAGAAGTTCAGCAGCGAGTTCACCCTGATCACCAGCGAGAAAGAAAGCTTGGTACCGGTTCACCTCAACGAACTGATTGACGGCTATGTTGATGTGTTGGAGAAGCGGAACCGTGGCGAGGGCAGCGGCATGATGATCCGGACCGGTATCGAAGCACTGGACGATAAAATCGGTGGTTTTAACCCTACGGACCTGATTTTTATCGGCGGCCGGCCGGGCATGGGTAAAACTGAACTGGCACTCACAATGATGGAAAAAATGACAACCGCCGGTGACTCTGTGCTGATGTTCTCCATGGAAATGGCGAACATGCAGATTGCCGAGCGTATGATTGCTGGGGCTGCGCAACTGCCGGTTTCCAAAATGCGCAATTGTGATTTGGACGACGAAGGCTGGGCGCGGATCAGTTCGGCAATCGCACATCTGATTGACCGGGACATTCACATTATCGATGCCAGTAATCTGACCATTGACCAGATATGCGCCATCAGTGAACGGCATAAACGCAAATATCCGGCCACAAAAGGTATTTTTATCGACTACCTCGGGCTGATTAAAAAGCCTAAAGCAGAGCGTAACGACCTGGCGATTGCCGCGATATCGGCTGGTATGAAAGGCTTGGCTAAACGGATTCACACACCGGTTGTGGCTCTGAGTCAGTTATCCCGCGACGTGGATAAACGACCACTGAACCAGCGCCGCCCGGTGGCTGCGGATCTGCGTGATTCCGGCAGCCTGGAACAGGATGCCGATTATATTTTTCTCACCTACCGGGACGCGGTATATAACCCGAATAGCCCGGCCAAAAATTATGCGGAGATCATCATCGAGAAGAACCGGCACGGAGAAACCGGCACTGTGTATCAGGAATTTAAAAACGGCCACTATCTGCCAACCGACCAGATTTCAGCAGCAGAAGTAAGTCGTATGCAGCAACAGGCGGAGGCTCCTAAGAGACGCCGTTACGCCGACAAGGCATTTTAAGACCAACAGAGGCAAAGACCATGATAATCAAAGACTCTGTTACGTGCGAATCTCTTGTGCGTGATAACTATCCCCGCATGCCGGATGATGGCTGTGACCATACCAACTGTCACTTAGACTGGCTGCATGCCGCGCGCTGGGCCCGGAAAAAAATCCCGTATCAGTCTGCCCCAGAACCAAAGAAACAGAGGGAGTGAGCATGTCCGGACAATCAAATTAAGTTGCCGACTTTAAGAATAAAGCCGGCTTTATAATAAACAGAGAGTTCATTTAATATTTTATCTTCTTTTACTATACTTTTTTATAAAATTTTCAATCAAGAAGATTTTCATCATCTTCGTAACAACAGTATACGTAATATTTACCAGCTTCTTTCAGAGACCATTTTTTTATGAGAGAAGCTTTTTCTAAAGCAGGTAGAAGTAGCTCAGCATCTTTTTTATTATTGATGTTAAGTGTTGTGGTTTTGTGCCTAAATATTTTTCTAAACTCTTTTTCTTTCAGTTTGTCAATTAAGGTCTTAATGTTTTCTTTCTTACAATAACTATTTTTTAATAATCGTATTATTATAAGAATGGTAAAGCTGTCGTCATGAGATTGCTCTATTAATGCAAGTAGGATATCATTGGGTAAATTCAACTCATCTAGGAATGTTGGTTGATAATAATTATAATAGCTATGTAAAAGGAAAGCCTTTTCTGATAAAGTGAAGTAATCAGAGTTATAAATGGATGTTAATATTCCTTCAAGGTTATTTCCATTTTGTTCATTAAGGATGTAATCATCTTTGTTATCAATGAAATGATTTTTAAATTTAGAAAACCACAATGGTAATGGCCCAAAGTTTTCTTTGTTTATATCGTTAATATAGTGTTTTATGGCAAAATCAAACGTAGATTTATTTAGTTCTACTTTATTGGATTCAATTAATCGGCTGAAGTTAATTAAACTCAGTCTTTCATTCCAGTAATTTATATTTATGTTTATCGGTTTTACAATTGCATTGTATGCAGAGTCACTAAGTCGGTTATTGCATATGATATTTATATAAATAAGTTCATAGAGTTCCCCTTCATGTACGCTTATCTCTTTTTCACTTAGTGATTGTGCATTATTTTCAAGATATAGGTTTAGTACATCAGGATGGTGTTCTTCATTGATATAATCTAATAATGTTTTCCATTCTGGTATTACATGTTCATAGAGATAAAATAGATCGTAATAAGAGTATTCATTATCTTCTACTTCAATGTTTCGTGGGAACTCATCTAAGTTATCCACAGTAAATTCCATATTTTTTATTATTGATACCTTAAGTTCATCACTTAGTTTTGGATGAGTAAGTATAGAAATTATAGCATCATTATTTTCTTTTGAGTTCATAAATATTTCTGTTACAAAAACATCAATGTTATTCTCTATATACTCCTTTATACTTGATAATTGATGCTTGCATACTAAGGTCCATGGTAATTCATTTACTTTATCATGAGTTAACTCTGCATTATTTAGTAATCCACAAACAATAATTGGAAAGCTATTTTTATCTATTGGATACATTTTGTGTTCAGTTAAAAAAGATAGTGCGTGTTTTTCATTTTGAGTTACTGGCGGATGAATATCATGATAAATTACACCGAGTTTATTGATGTTTTTTAAGAAATTATCTAGATTAGCATCTTCTACATGTGAAATTAAACCAAATCCCTGACCCTCGATAAAACTTCGATATTTTCCTTTATCAGATGAAAGGTCTGGTGAAATTGATGAAATCATTATTTGAGTAATTAATCTCGTTATATTATTACTTTCTTGATTTTCAAGTATTGTAATCATCTTATCAAGATAGTGATTCTTTCCTAATGAAAATATTATTAGTTTTACAAAGTCGTTGGTATCAGAGAATTTATCTTTTAGTATATTAAAAATAGACAAAGTTTTCGTGTGAAACTCATTAAAAATCATATCAATAATTGATGATAGTATCGAATGATGATTTTTGTTTTTACTGTTAAGTAATAAAGACATAATTTGATGATGGATAGCACCGGTTCGATATTGATAATTTTGACTAACTAATTCATCTAAAATATCTTTAGGATTATCAAGTGAAAAGTTCCGGTTTACCTCTTCGCAGCCCATATAACGGCCAACTGCTTTGATGTAGTCATTATCATTTATAGATATAGTTCCTTGATGAAAAATAGATCTAAATGTCATGAAATCTTGCATGATATAACCATTGATAAGCAAATAGTAAAGAGCTTCAAACCCACCAAAACGGTATCCATTACGGATGGTCTCTAATTGCTCAGAATCAATAATTGAAATATCGCTACATTTATTAATGTAGGTTTCACAAATTGTTTTAAATTGATCAAATTCGATTAATTTTAATAAATCTGCTAATGAGATTGAATTTCTAATTCTAATTTTCTCTTTTGTTTTATTAATGTTTTCAGTGATAATTTTAAATTCCTTTAATTTATTATCTCCTATGATGTTAATCCTCTCATTATATTCTTTAATGATTGTTTTAGTTTCAATGGGAACATAACCCATGTTATAATTATTATTTCCGCATCCTGTATATAAAGGTACATCTTTGCTAAAGAGAGTGATAAATTTATCTTCATCATTATATACATCCTCAGGTTCAACAACTGTTAATTTATTCCAGTAGTGATCTCGCTCTGAAAAGTGAATGATGGACCATAAATTAGGTGGGATAAATCGGCTAATAATTTCTTTACGAAGATCTTTATTTGATGTTGCTGATTCATTATTTATTTTTTCTAGCTGAGCTGTCAATTGCTCTAGTTTTTCATCAAGAGAGTTGAAATAATTCTCATGCAATCTTTTCAAGCGATAGTCTTGAATGAAGCTATAAAGCACACCAAATTTCTTATCAATTAGATTATAATCTTGTGCATGGATATTCTTATAAAAAATAAGTGAGAAGATTTTTTCTTGATTTTTATTATTATCAACTACTCTTTTAAATAGATTGAATTCATTAACAATATTTTGAAGTGAGCGCATATCATTTATATATAGCGACATTTGTTTAAGTAGAGTTTGTCCATTGACGGGAAAGTCATTTAGTTTATTTTTTAGATGAGTATATGCATTTCTAGTATCCATTACTGGAATTACAGGTAATATGAAATCAAAAAATTTAGTTCTGATATCTGCACCAAGGAAAATATCATCTCTACAGGCATAAATAAACCTAACGGGCTCGTTTTTAATATTGTTATTAACTATCTGATTAATTTCACGTAGTTTAATAAATACTTCAGTGCCGCCTAATCTATCTAAATCTTCAAATACCACTATTTTATATTTTGAACGTGTAAAAAAATAAACCATTTCATCAAGGCTGTTATTAAGTAGGGATGGTGGTTCTTGGGGGGATATATCTGCACTTCCTTGAATAAATGCTATTTTATTAAGTTTTATTTTTTTATCAAAGATACCTATTTTAGAGGCAGTCCTAACAATAAAAAATAATAAAATAATTCCTAAAATAATACTTGTTGTTAATCTTTCTGGTAGAATGTTAATAATGCTGTTAATTGTTGCTTCATCGTAACTAAAAAAAGATAGAATTTTTTTTGTAAATAGAAATGCTAATAATAAAAATAACGGGATTGCTAGAGTTAATATGGAAAAAAATAAAGAGAAAATATGTTTTTTATCACGATTTTTTATTCGGTCAATGCGTGAGTCTGGGAGGTTATCTTTTTTTTCTGTATATAAAATTTGCTGGAGTATACTTAGCTCAATGTCAGAGTTTTCTAACGGATTACTGTTACTTTTTCCTGATAATGAAAAATCGGCAAGTGACACATTAATAAAATTATGTTTCAGGCGTGTTTGTAGGTAGGATAAAATTATAGTACTTTTACCAGCGCCATAAGGCCCTGTAATTGCTATGTTTTTAACGTCTGACTTAGTAAAAGCAAAATCTAGAGCGTCAAAGTAAGGTTTTACACTGTTATCGGTAATTATTTTAGGAGTTAAAGTATCGTAGGCACCTTGTTGGTTTGCATTTGATGAAATGTTTTTTTTTCTTGAGAAGGCTATTTTTATTCGGTCTAGTAGAGTCATGTTCATCCCTTATTACTCAATAATTGACTTTTTTGTAATATAATGACTGTTTTTGTAGTGGAAAAAATAAAATATAATTTGTATACACTACCAAAAGTCTAACATCTAACAAAGAGAAAAAAGGATCTTTTAGGGGGAAAATCGAGTGCTAGGGCCATTATAAACTAATACAAATTAGCAATATTCACTATATCAATGTATTATTCAGGTGCGGGCCTGAACAACCAGCATCCTGAATACCCGCTGTGCCACCGGAGAATACCATGGCACAGCATAGCTTTATCAAACTCCCCAATGACACTCTCGCGCCAGCAAACCCGGCGGCGAGGGATTACCTGCATTCAAAAGTTAAGTGCGGTGATGTGCTGTCAGCAGACTTCAAAAAGGCACGTAACCCACGATTTCACCGCAAATATTTCGCACTCCTGAACCTCGGTTATGAATATTGGGAACCGGTCGGCGGTACCATTTCGCCGGAAGAAAAAGAACTGGTTCGCGGGTATGTGAAATTCCTCTCGTATTACACGGACAATGACGATGCCCTGCAGTCAGCGGCTGACGTCTATCTTGATGATGTAGCACAAAAGCGCGCGCAGAATATTACCGCGACAAAATCCTTTGATGCTTTTCGCTCCTGGGCTATCGAACAGGCCGGCCAGTACGACACCTACGAAATGCCTGACGGCAGCCTGCGCCGTGTCGCCAAATCAATCAGCTTTGCCAAAATGGATGACCTGCAGTTTGGTGAACTCTATAAATCCACGCTCGATGTGCTGTGGAACTTCATTCTGTACCGCAATTTTTCCACGCAACAGGCTGCTGAGAACGCGGCAGCACAGTTATTAGATTTTACCTGAGGGGCAAGACCAATGACCAAATCAAAGACCAAAACAGAACAGCAATGGCTATCGGATGTAGCCGAACTCGGCTGTATCTGCTGCCGTAACATGGGGTACGGGGCATCCCGCGCAGAACTGCATCATGTGCGCAACAGGCAGGGCATGGGGCAACGGGCGGATCATTATTCTGTGCTCCCGTTGTGTCCGCAGCACCACCGGGCATGCTACGCAACGGGATTCCATGCAGCGCCGGAAACATGGCAGCAGATCCACGGCAGCGAACGTGAATTGCTGGAGCAGGTAAAACAAGAAGTCAGGGAGCTGCGTTTATGCCGGGTGTAATGAGTATTTCAGATGGTTTGCAGCTGGATGAAGAACGCGAGGCTTGGTTACAGAATTGGCTGGCAAGGTTCGGGGCGTGGGTGTACAGCGGTCGGCTGGTGAAACGGCAGAGCAGCATGATAGCCGAATTTATGGCTACAGTTGAACCACGTAGCTACCCCGAAAGACCAACCTGCAGTGATGAAGATGGAATGTTGATACAAAGGGTGGTTGATCTCCTTTATCATCTGGATCGTGAGGCGTTTAAAATGCTGTTGGCCCGGTATGTCTTCTGTGCCTCGGATCGTGAAATTGCCCGGCAGCATCATAAGGCCTGTGCACCACGCGTCATGGTGCGCAGAAACGGTATGTTACGTTCCCGCAAACCGTCGTTATCTACATGCCGCCGGGAGGTGGATGAAATACTAAAAGCGGCTGAGTATTTATTATACCAACCGCTGGTAGATGCATTTAAAAACAGGGAAAAGGAAAAGATCATGAAGCTAAATAACAAAAACATGTTGACTTCTTTGAATCAATGAGCCACTATTTCAGGGTAAGTTGCCGTTTTTGTAACTGTACCAACTAACCCAGCCAATGCGCTGGGTTTTTTGTTGCCTGAAAATAGATAAGGGCTGCTGTTAACGCTGGTCAACCCCAGATGAAAAACAGGCCGCAATGATGGAACACATCATAAAAGCCGGCAGCCACGAAGGCGATATGGTTGCTGATTTTTTTATGGGTTCAGGGGCGACATTGAAAGCCGCTCTGAAGCACAATCGTCGTGTTCTGGGCGGAGATGGAAGCGGAACGGTTTGAGCAGACTAAGGTTGAAATAGCATTATTGTGATAAGGATGAATCCCGTGTGACATTGCTTATCAATTGAAACCTCACGGATGCGGGAGTTTTATTGCACGGTCTTGAAAGTTTCACGTGAAAACACTATATCTGTAGTGCGCTACTATAGTGTGATTAAACGTGGATTAAAGTACCGAAACAGTAGTGCAGGCCTCACTTCGGTGGGGCTTTTTATCTGATTTATCAGAGTGTAGAGTCGTTATTTATAAAACTAGCAAATAAAGAGTAATGTTACTAATATGAGTTCAATTACTATATATCAACGTTGTTTTATAATTGATTTCGTATAAGGTGACAAAAATGAATTTTTTACCTACATCTGGTTATATGAATAATACTTTTGATAAAAAAATTCCTGTAGGTATTAGTGCTTGCTTATTGGGTGATAGTGTTAGATTTGATGGTGGACATAGGCGCTTTCACTTTGCAGTTGATGAGTTATCAGATTATTTCGAATACCAATCCGCATGCCCTGAGATGGCTATTGGTTTGCCTGCACCCAGACCTGCATTGAGGTTGGTTAAGTCTGAAGAAAAAAACGTTATACTCAAATTTAGTGATGGACGAGAAGGTGATTTAACTCAAAAAATGGTGGATTTCTCTACTGAATATCTGAGTAAAACTATTAATTTATCCGGTTATATTGTTTGTAAAAACTCACCTAGTTGTGGTTTGGAAAGAGTTCGGGTATATGATTCTGTAGGTAATGGTAATAAAAAGTCTGGGATCGGCCTTTTTACTGAGCAATTAGTAAAAGCGATGCCGTGGTTGCCGGTTGAGGAAGATGGCAGGTTAAGTGACCCGCATATTCGGGAAAATTTTATTATACGAGTATTTGCTCTTCATGAACTGAATGAACTAAAGCAAAAATCATTAAATCGTCGCTCATTAATGGATTTTCATGCTCGATACAAACTCCTTTTACTTGCACACTCTCAGCCTCTTTATAGAGAATTAGGTCGTCTCGTTGCTAATAACAAAGAATGGAATTCAATAGAATCGTTTTTTATAGAGTATCGAAATAAATTCATGAAACTATTGCAAAATCAAGCAACACGACGCAATCACACTAATGTGCTTATGCATATCCAAGGTTATTTTAAACGCTATTTAACATCAAACCAAAGACAGGCATTAAGTAAATTAATTTTAGAATATCGCCAGGGAATACAGCCTTTATTGGCGCCATTGACATTAATAACGCACTATTTATCTGAGTACCCTGATAACTATCTGAATCAACAAAGGTATTTTAATCCTTACCCTCAATCATTAAGATTGCGTTATGGGTTATGATATTAAAAATAACACTCTGGTGTTTTGAGAGTGATTCATATTTTCGGCTATTCCAAGCGGCTGAATACTTGCTATGAGGCTCTGGTAGCGCGGAGCAGCTCGGCTGAGCTAAATCAGCCACCAATTTCGGGTACAAAAAAAGCCGGTGAGTAGCAACCGGCGAAAAAGCATATGTAACAAGGTAATGTATGAAACTACATACTATTTAATTTTATGTTTACTCAATTTTATCGTCCATACTGAAATTCCACTTATGTGACATAAAACAAATTCCAAAGGTCGCCATGTGCGGCCTTTTGCCATTAGCAACAATAAGAGCATTGGAATACGACAGGCTCATTACCTAATCCGTATTCGGCCACAGTGCTCTTTTTATTGCTTTCCCGCCGCTGGCGGGATTATCCGAATAATGCAGCAGCCACCACACTTTAACCCCTTTAAAACATATAAACCGGTTGCGGCATTTTCCTATCACTCAACATACGGAACACTCCGCAGGGGGTGGATATGCGCATGTCTGACAAATATTCCAGCCCTACAGCATACGCCTGGGGGCTTATAACCTCTGCTTTTGGCGTTTTATCTCTGGACCAGTGGGCTATTGTTGCCGGGATCATCTGTACTGTCGGGACGTTCCTGGTGAACTGGTATTACAAACGGAAGGAATTCCAGCTGAAAGCCGGAGAACATCATGAATAACCGATTATTTAAAAAAGTCATGGCCGCTTGTGCCGCCGGGGCGATTGCCGGAGCGCTGGTGCTGATCCCCGCGTATGAGGGCGTGAGATACGAGCCATATCAGGATGTCGCCGGAGTCTGGACAATTTGCTACGGGCATACAGGTAGCGATATTCAGCTCGGTAAGTTGTATACGGATGCTGAATGTAAAGCGCTACTGCATGACGACCTGACAAAAGTCCGGCGTACGGTTGACCCGATGATAAAAGTGCCGATTGACGACAACACCCGGGCGGCGATCTATTCATTTGCATATAACGTTGGGGCCGGTGCGTTCTCGCGTTCGACGATGTTGCGTAAACTCAATGCCGGTGATATCGCCGGTGCGTGTGACGAGATGAAGCGCTGGACATTTGCCGGTGGTAAACGGTGGCAGGGTCTGATTAACCGGCGCGAAACGGAGAAAGCGGTATGCCACGGAACCCTTTAACGCGGATCATCATTACTATCATCCTGTTGACTACTGCTCTGTTGGCGGGTTGTTATCTGTATTCACTCCCGAATCACTGTAAGCCGCTGCCGGGTAATCCACTGGATGGTGTGACCCACTATGAGTGTGAAGCGCCATGAAAAAGGCAATCACGATATTACTTAACGGGTGGGTGTGGGCTGTTGTGTTTTTCGGTCTGTGGATGTTCAGCATGCTGTCAGCCGAACAAACGGAAAGCCAACATAAAGATAAGGTTATCACTGACCAGCAAAAAGTGATTGATAACGCCTACACCAGTATCGATATTTTTGACCGCGTGGCAGCCGCAAACGCCAACCGGAATATGCAGGCGGAAGCCAAATCACAGGAGAAGCAAATTGAATACCGTACCATTATCCGGAAAGAGGCTACCTGCAATTTGTATATCCCTCAGCCTGTTTCTGACGGGTTGCTCAGCCACGTCTACGCCATCCGTGAATCAGCAATGCGTTCTGCTCCCGGCATCGCTGACACAACCGGTACTGGCACCACTGCCACCCGCCGACTGACATATTGCCAGGCGGTTGAGTGGATAGAGCCGCTGCTGATGGCACTGGATAAGGCTAACGGGCAGTTGATGGATATCAGGAAGGCGGATGCTGAGCGAAACGGTAAGCCACGATAAGCTGGTAATGCGAGAAATATGTAGTTTATTTAATGTCGTTATTGGGCGAGGTCACAGACGAATAATATTATTTACGCTAACCTAATTAATCTTAATTTATTTTAATCAGAGAGGATAGCGTGTCAGAAGAAAAAAGAAAGTGTGCTGTCATTAGTATTCACGACAAGCCTCAAGGCGACTTTATTAAGTATGCGCCAATAAAAATGCTGGATAATGCAAATGAGCCATACACTGCTGAGCAAGCTATAGTTGAGCTTGATGATGGGCGTGTTGTCGTAGTTGATCCATCGGACATTCGGTTTATCAAGTAATATATAAATGAAGCTATACCAATCCGCCAAGTGCGGTTTCTTACCTATCACAGAGCCTGCTCATTGAGTGGGCTTTTTTATTAGTTGCGGAGAAAGCACCATGAAACCGGACTGGGAGGTGTTACAGCAACAGTTCCTCTCCGAGCATTCAGTAACGGGAATATCCCCGAAAGAATGGTGTGAGATACAGGGACTGAATTACGCAACTGCGCGGAGACACATTAAAAAGCCAGCTGCGCAGAGTGCGCAAAAAACTGCGCAAAAGAAAGTGCGCACTGCGCAGAAAAAAGAATGCGCAAATGAACCGGTGCGCAATAGTGATATACCGGATGCGCAAGGCAACAAATCCGACAATGCGCAGAATGATGAAACAGAGTTCGATCTGCGCAAATACGGGCTTAACGATATGCAGGCACGTTTTGTCACTGAGTATCTTATCGATATGGACAAGACAGCGGCATACCAAAGAGCGGGATATAAAAGTCAGGGTGAAACAGGAGCAGCTGCAGCCAGACGCCTGTATCGAAATGTATCGGTGAACCGGGCAATACGGGATGCCCTCACAGCACGGGAACGCCGGACTGAAATCACCCAGGACGCAGTGTTAAAAATGTGGTGGGACATTGCCACCGCAGATGTATCTGAGCTGACTGAATACCGCCGGTTATGTTGCCGCTACTGCTGGGGCTTTGGTTTTAACTATCAGTGGCGGGACTCGATAGAGTTTGAGGACGCTGTCAGTGATGCTATGAGGAAGAGTCAGAGGCCACCAAACGACAGGGGCGGCTACGGTTACGACAGCACACTTGACCCGAATCCTGATTGCCCCCGCTGTAACGGTGTTGGTATTGGTCGTCCTCATTTCCACGATACACGGGATTTAAGGGGCGCAAGCCGCCGGTTATTTGCCGGGATAAAAGAAGGCAAGTTCGGTACCGAAGTTATCACCCGCAATCAGGATGACGCGCTTAAGATGGTTGCGCAGCATTTGGGGATGCTGAAGAACCGGACAGAACTTACTGGTGCTGATGGTGGACCGATACAGTCAACGGGGTTTGACCTTAGCGGTCTGACCACAGAGCAGCTTTTACAATTGCGTGAAAAAGCGGGGAAATATCCGTCTTAAATGCTAGAACGCCACATAAGCAATAAGCGCGAGAATAACTATGAGGATAGAACTGTAAATTTTATTTTTATTCTTGGTTTTCCATGTTCTCTCATAACGTAAAGGTATACAGAAAGGAGTAACCCACCGGTGAAATTCTTTATCGATATTATTCAGAACTTCTTTGTTTTCATTTTTGTTGCTGGCCAAGATGTATTGACGTTGTAGCAAGTCAACACGGCAACTACTAATTTCTTTTCTATCAGTTGATAGGTCTGATTCATCAATAAAATCAAAGTGCTCAATAAGAAGTTGATATCCGCCTTGGATTTGCTTATCGGTTACATAAGCATCACAGGTAATCACCTCATCATTGGCTACGAAATTTATGAGATCTCTGCTTTGGGCGGATTGTAAGCAGTCGATCAGTTCTTGGCGTAGTATTTTATTAAATGGTCGGATATATCCAACGGTTGGGCCAAGATCACAACCGAATAAGTCGTATCGATAAAACTCACCTTCCAATGGCTTTCCGTGTATATCAAAACGTACATAGCCATCTGGTTGAGTTTGATAACAGTCGGATACAGGCATTGGTTTCCTTAATTAAAAATAATAATAATTTGTGGTGGTTTATTGAACTACGGATGAATAAATTTTTCAACGGCGACTGTAGGAAGTTATGTAATGCAGATAGTTTCGATGCAGACTGGTTTTACCTCAAACGAACTCTCTTTAACATAATGGTTGTTACCCGAATAAGCGAAATCAGGTTCACGCAAAAAGCACACTGAACCTGTCAAAAACAATACTCATCCCCGGGCAATATGCCTGTTTGTTTTGTTACTCATTTGTTATCAAAAAATCAGAAGTAGCTTCGGAGTGATTCGATGCTGAAAGACTCGTTTTTGTCATTTTAGGTGATGTGATGGATATCAATGTCGATCTGTTTGATCAAGAAGTTCGCAGAGAGATAGCGCGGCGCAGCCTGCATGAATTTATCCAGTACATTAACCCGGAATACATCACCAGTCACTTTTCGGAAACGGTCTGTGCATCACTGGATAACTTTCTGATTGAGATGATGGCCGGTAAGCGGCCGATTCTGATTCTCGGCGCACCACCGCAGCATGGTAAATCCGATATTGTGTCGCGGTATCTTCCGGCGTATTTCTTCGGTAAGTATCCGGATAAACGTGTAGGCGCATTGTCCTATTCGTCAGATCTGGCCAGTGACATGAACACTGATGTTCAGCGCATCATGTCGTCAGATGAGTACCGGACGCTGTTTCCTCAAAGCTGGTTAGGTAATAAACCGACTGACGGTGTGGCGGTTAAGCGTAATACCGAAGAATTCGGGATTGCAAATCACAGGGGAACATACGTCTGTGCCGGTGTTGGCGGCCCGCTGACAGGTAAAAAAGTTGATCTCGGGATTATTGATGACCCGATAAAAAACTCAAAGGAAGCGCTCAGTCCCACGGTTAAAAAGTCAATTTGGAACTGGTACGCATCAACGTTTAAAACCCGCCTGTCCCGGAACAGCGGCGAGATCATCATGGCGACCCGCTGGGCGACAGATGACCTTTCCGGCCGGGTAAAAGAGAAAACACCAAAAGCTAGGGTGCTGGCGTTCCCGGCCATCAACGAACAGGGTGAGGCGCTGGTCCCTGAGCTGCATCCGCTGGATAAGCTGCTCGAAACAAAAGCCATTCTCGGTGATTACTTCTGGTCTGCCATGTATCAGCAGACACCGAAACCGGGAGACGGGCAGATATTCCACGAAGAATTCGCCCGGTACTACCTGCCGAAAGATCTGCCGGACACCTTTGATGAAGTCATTCATAGCTGGGATATGACGTTTAAGGACAGTGACGGCACGGACTACGTTGTTGGTCAGGTATGGGGCAAGAAGGGGGCAAATGCCTATCTGCTGTATCAGATCCGCAAACGCATGAGTTTTACCGAAACCCTGAAAGCCGTGAAATTACTGGTTGATAAATACCCGCAGGCGCGGCGCAAGCTGGTGGAGGATAAAGCCAACGGACCGGCGGTCATAGATACACTTAAAACCACTGTATCAGGATTGGTGCCCATAGAGCCGGACGGCAGCAAAATCGCCCGTGCTCACGCCTGCACCGCCGAATGGGAAGCCGGGAACGTCTGGCTGCCCCATAAAGATATTGCACCGTGGGTCACCGAAACGGTGGAAGAAATCACAACATTCCCGTTTGCCGGGCACGATGACACCGTGGATGCCATGACACAGGCACTGCGGTATCTGTTCCAGAAGAAAGGCGGCGGATTCTTTTCACGCAAGAGGACATAACATGTGGCCGTTCAGAAAGCGGAAAACAGCAGAGGTTGCCGCACCTAAGCGGTCAGCATTCTCAACGCATTTATATTCAGCACTGGCAGCCGAAACAGGGTTTCAGGGGCTGGCTTTGCCGCAACCCACCATGCAGGGCGTGGCGATGGACAGTATCGACGGCACTGTACCGGCATTCAAAGGCGGTCAGGTATACGGCGTTCCTGAGTCACAGGCAGCGTGGTACGCCTCGCAGATGTTCATCGGCAACAATATGTGTGCGGTGATCGCCAAACACTGGCTGGTTGATAAAGCCTGTAACATGCCGGCGCGTGATGCGATCCGTCAGGGGTATGACCTGGACTGTGACGGCGGAGACAATCACGATATCAGTAAAAAGTTACGGAAGAAGGATAAAAAATACCGTATTCAGCACCACATGAAAGAGCTGATCCACTTCGGGCGCGTGTACGGGGGTAGACTGGCTCTGTTCCTTGTTGAGACATCTAACCCGCAGGAATGGTATGAAAACCCGTTTAACCTGGATGGCGTGACGAAAGGCATGTACAAGGGGATTAAACAGTTGGACCCGCAGTGGGTAACACCGGATTTAACCGATGCCAATTTACAGGATCCGGCCAGTCCTGATTTTTATGAACCGACCTACTGGATTATCGGCGGACGCCGGTACCACAAATCGCACTTTGTGAAATTTGTACCATTCCCTGTGCCGGACATTCTTAAACCCACTTATAACTATTTCGGGGTGTCTGTTCCCGAACGGGTGTATGAGCGTGTTTATGCATCGGAGCGTACTGCCAACGAAGCACCACAGCTGGCGATGACAAAACGCCTGCTGACCATCAGTATGGCCGATGTTGATGGCGTAGACAAAAACGTCATTCATGAAAATATGCTGTATTTCATGGAGATGCGGGATAACTACGGCGTTCAGACGGTTGGGGAAAAGGATGCCGTTCAGCAGTTTGACACCTCACTCGCAGATCTGGATGCCACCATCATGACGCAGTATCAGCTTGTGGCTGCCGCTGCCAGCGTACCGGCGACAAAGCTGCTCGGCACAACCCCGAAAGGGTTTAACTCCACCGGGGAATACGAAGAAGCCAACTACCGGGAAGAACTGGAAAGTATTCAGGCCAATGACCTGGAAGAACTGCTGCAACGGCATTACGACATGCTGCAACGCAGCGAGGGATTGGGAACGGAAGAATTGTCGGTTACCTGGTTACCACTGGACAGCCCGACCGCTGTCGAAAATGCCGATATTCAGCTTAAGCAGGCGCAGACCGATTCTGCGTATGCAGCGGTCGGTGCGGTTGACGGGCTGGATATCCGTAAAAAGCTGGCGGCGGATAAAGAATCGGCATTTTACGGTATTGACGTGAACGAGGACGATTATGCCCCGGAAAATACGGGTACGAACCAAACGGGCACGGTGGGCGGCATCCCGTCAGGCGGTTATGAAGGGCAAACCGCTGCAATATTCGGCGGCAGCCCAAAGCCGTTACCAGCGTGACATGTCACGATTGATTAAGGACATGATCGCCGATTACGAAAAAACGTTCAGCAGTCTGCATGAGGATTTTGACGGCGTGACCATGGATGCCAGCTTTGCCAGCCAGACCAAAATCTGGCTGAACCGGCTGAAACGCAAGTGGGATAAAATTTTTAACAGTAAGGCCGCAGAGATGGCGGATAAGTTCACCTCGCAGGTGGACATGAACGCACAGCGCAGTCTGGACGATTCCCTGAAACTGCTCTCCGGCGGTATCACGATAAAAACCCCGGCCATGCCCGAAGCCCTGAAAGACAAAATGATTGCCGCAACGGCAGAAAATGTATCCCTGATTAAATCCATCCCGCAGCAGTTTCATTCCCGTATCGAGGGGGCGGCGCTCCGTTCTGTCAGTCAGACCGGCAACTGCAGTAAAACCCTGCTGGATGAAATACGGGATATCGGCGGGGTAACAGAGAAACGGGCTAATTTTATTGCCGTTGACCAGACCCGCAAAATTACCACGGCGGCTAATTATGAGCGGATGAAGTCTGCCGGGATCCGCAAAGCGATATGGCATCACTCGGCAGGCAGTGCCGAACCGCGTGAATTACATCTGCGTCTGGACGGGGAAGTATTCGATCTGGATAACCCGCCGGTGATTGATGAAAAGACCGGTGAACGCGGATTGCCCGGACAGTTACCGAACTGCAAATGCTTCTGGACACCGGTTATCGACTTTGGTGAGGAGACATGACAAAGCGAACCTATGACAACAACGGCTGGCTCGAAGTAAAAGACAACCCCATCTCAAAGGCTGGGGTTTTTGATTATCTGGGGGCTGAAATCGGCGCACCGGAGCCGGACAAAATTTACAAAGTGTTCCGGCCGCCGGAGGAACTGGCCAGTGACGAAACCATTAAATCATTCCGCCTGACCCCGTTCATTGTCGACCACGAAATGCTGGGTAAAAACGCCACACCGGCAGAGAAAAAAGGTATTCAGGGCGTTATCGGCGAAAACGTGTATTACGACCATCCGTATTTGCGCGGGAATATCAAAATCTTTTCTGACGCCGCTCTGAGCGATATCAGCAGCGGAAAAATTGACCTTTCACCGGGCTACCGCAGCCGGTATGACTTCGGTAACCCCGGTGTGTACGAGGGGGAGGCATACGAAGTTGTTCAGCGCCACCTGCGTGGCAATCACCTTGCATTAGTCGATGAAGGGCGCACCGGCGCTGACGTGGCTGTGCAGGATCATCTTGTTGTAACCATTGATACAAAGGAACTTATTCGTATGAGCGAAGAAGACAAAGACAAAAAACAGCCGACCGGTGACGAGAACGGATTTACACCGGAGCAGGTTGAGCAGATTAAACAAATCGTCGTGGCCGCACTGGCTGCCGGTACACCGGCAACGGATGGAGACCCGGAGAAAAAGGAAACGACTGACGGCGATTCTGATCCGGAAAAGAAAACCGGAGATGCCGAAGCCGAAGCGGAAAAAGCCGTTGAAGACGCAGAGGCGGAAGCTGAAAAAGCGGAATCCGGTGACCCGGAAGCGGTAGAAGCGGCGGAAGTGGCTATCGAAACCGCAGAGGAAGCGATTGCCGAAGCGAAAGAAGAACTTGACCAGGCAACAACCGACAGTCTGACGCGTCGCCTTAAGCGTCTCAAACGCAGTATTGCGTCCATGGATGAAATGTCCTCAATGAAACGCAAAATTGCCCGTCTGGAAAAAGCCAGACCGACCATGGACACCGGCGAACTGTTAAAGCAGATCGGGGAACGTGACGCACTGGCACAAAAGCTGACGCCGTTTATCGGGGTATTTGACCACGCGCCAATGACGAAACAGCAGGTGGCGGAATACGGCGTGGAAAAACTCGGTATCCGCTGCGATAAGGGCACGGAAAGTATTGCTCTGAACGCCTGGATGCAGGGGCGCACACCGGATTCACAAAAAGCGCATGCGACGATGGATACCGCCGCAGGCACGGACTCAATTATGAAAAAGTGGGGTGAAAAATAATGGCAATCCCGAATACCGTGGCGAACGGCATGATTTCCGGTGTTATCGGTGAAATCAGCCACAACGGCCCGACCCGCGTGACCGCAGCGGTGATCAGTTCTGCGGATGAAACAAAAAACCTCTTCGGCCGTGCCTACACCTACAAAGATGATTCCGTTGAATCCGTGCAGGTTGGCGGTGACGGTGCGTTTGCCGGGATCATGATTAACCCGAAAGCGTACCGTATCGGTGAAGAATACGCCCGTAACGGGACGCAGGGTGAGTTTCTCACCATGGGTGAGATTAACGCCGAAATCACCGCCGGGGTGAAAAAAATTAATGCCCCGGTGGTGTTCAGTCCGGCGGATGGTTCGCTGTCTGCGAAGGCAAAAGCGGAAGCCGGTGATCTGGTTATCGGTTTTGTCAGCCGTCACATTGAGTCAGCGGAATCGCCGCATCTGTGTGTTATCCGTCTGACCGAAATCCCGTACACAGTGGCTGCGAAGGAAGGTGAATAATGCCAGTCAGTAAAGAAAAGTTTTATATGTCCGGCCGCGATATCCGCAAGCACGGGCAACTGAATATTAAGCCCGATCAGAAGTGGACATACAGCGAACTGGATCAGATTGGTTTCGGTGGTCTGGCCGCAATGGACTCCGCGTTAACCGGCCCGGCTATGTCCGGCGGGTTCATTCAGCGTGAGATGTTACAACACGTACTGCCGGGGCTTATCCGTACCGCCACCCGCGTCCGTGTACTGGACGAAATCACCGGCGTACTGAATGCAGGTAACTGGCACGATGAAGAAATTATCCTGAATGTGGCAACCCCGGCCGGTAAGGCGGAGTTGTACGGCGATCACACCAATATCCCGCTGGCATCCTACGGGCAGGATCAGGAACGTCGCGGTATTGTCCGTTTTGAGCTGGGTTTTCAGGTCGGAAAGCTGGAGGAAGCCCGTCAGTCAGCAGCAGGATTTGAGACTGCCGCAGAGAAACGTAATGCCGTTGCCGAAGCGCTGGAGCAGGGGCGGGAACGTATCGGTTATTACGGTTTCAACAGCCCGGACACCCGTGTCTTCGGGATGCTGAATGAACCGGGTTTACCGGCGTATGAGACGGCTGCCGCAAAATGGAAAGGCGGCACATTTGCTGCCATCACCGGCGATATTACGGCCATGTTTTCGCGTCTGGAGATGCAGTCCGGCGGTATTATCAAAGATGATACGGCTATCACTCTGACCCTGCCGCTGGGCTACCGCTCTGCGCTGAATGTGGCAAACCCGGTTGCCCGTGGTGAAACGGTGTATCAGTGGGTGAAAGAAAACTACCCGAATCTGCGCTTTGTGTTCTCACCGGAATTTGCCGGTGCTAACGGCGGGGCGGATGTGGCATATATGTTTGCCGAAACCGTGGATGATGGCTCAACGGCCACCAGTGCGGTTCTTCTCCAGGTGGTGCCGGTGAAATACCAGCTGCTGGGTTCAGAGAGCAAAGTCAAAGGCTACCTGGAAGATGCCACCAACGCGACCGCCGGTATCATCGTCACCCGTCCGTGGGCCATCACCCGCCTGACCGGGATTTGATTCTGTAACGCCTTATACGCCCTCTGCGGAGGGCTTTTTTATTTCCGGGAGAAATTATGCCTCTGTATATCTATTGCACCCTGTCCAACGACCAGAATTACGCCACACCGGACGGTCCGGTATTTATCGCCGGTCAGGCCAATGTTATGACCAAACACATGTACACCCCGCGCGGCCGTGTGACTGAAATCAGTGATGAGCAGTATGCGCAGCTGAAAAATAACCACGTCTTTAAGCTGCACAAAGAAAACGGGTTTATCGCGGTGGAAAACCGCAAAGAGGATCCGGATAAAGTGGCAACCGATATGGAAGCCAGCGACAAATCCGCCCCGCTGACCGAAGAACAACTGGTCGCGGAGGGAAATGAGCCGCCGGTCAGCAATAAAGGCAAAAATAACAGTAAAAAATAAGGGGGTTCCGTGGACCCGTCCGACTTTCCGTTAGTGTCTTTCCGTGCCATCTATAAGGCTTTTTCCGCAGTGCCTGATGATGAAATTTTTATCATTGCACTGGAAGCACTGAACTACTTCTCCCCCTGCCGTGGTGTCTGCACAAATTCGGCGTGGATGCTGGTCGTCGCGCATATGCTTGACCTAAACCGACGAATTGCTGACGGGGAATCACCGACCGGTGTCGTGACCAGTGTCACGATTGATAAAGTCAGCGTGTCCTACACCGCGCCCCCGGCCGGTTCCGACTGGTCGCACTGGTTCAAGATGAGTACCTATGGCCAGCAGTTTCTGGCGCTGATCAAACGATGCAGTGTACCGCGTTACCACGGCGGCGGCGGGGAACGGGCGGCGTTTCGCGGCGCGTTCGGGCGCTTCACGCGGGGAGGTCACCGGTGACAAAACTGGCGCAACTGAAAGCCGTGTATGACGAACTGGCAAAGAAACAGCTTAAAGTCGGTTTCTTTGAGCATTCAAAATACCCGGACGGCACACCTGTCGCGTATGTGGCGGCGATTCAGGAACTTGGTTATCCGGCCGGGGGGATCCCGCCGCGTCCGTTTATGCGCCCGGCCATGACAGAACACAAACCGGAATACAGCAACCTGATTGTCCGGGCTGTGAAAGCCGCAGTGAAAGGCAATATCGCCATCACTGACGGACTGACGCAAGTCGGCGCAAAAGCAGCAGGTGATGTGAAGATGGTAATTAAATCTGTCACCACACCGCCGCTTAAGGATACCACGGTAGCCGCCCGTGCCCGTCGGCACAGCAAAGGGAAAGCCACCAGTAAGCCGCTGGTTGACTCCGGTCTGATGCTGCAATCCGTCACTTTTGCCGTGGAGGATAAATAATGTTCGGAAATCTGCACCGGATTGCCTCGCGGTATGTTCCGCAGCAAACCGTACTCTGGTACCGCTTCAAAAGCCGTGAGACTGACGAACGGGGCCATGATCAGAACATGTATTATGACCCGGTTGAGGTTCGCGGGAGCTGGCAGGCGGTGGATACCCAGGACATTCAGTCTATGGGGCTGGACACCAGTCAGGTATACCGCCGTTTGTATACATCCCACGATATCAGCGCCATTCAGCGTGGAACTTCACCGGATTATCTGGTCTTCGGCGGCAAACGCTACGATGTGACCGGCGATGCCGACTGGTATGCACAGGACGGCTGGAAGTCGGTTATCTGCATTGAGGCAGGCAATTATGACGGATAACGATGTTGAGATTGCTGTCCGGAAACAGCTTCTGGCGCAGCTGGCGCAGGCGGGTATCAATATCCCGGTCAGGGCAGGGTTTCAGTCAGCAAAACAGGGGCGGGAAGATAATTTCGTTATGTTCTTTCCGGCCGGCGAAAATCCGCAGGGCTGGCAGAAGCGCAGTTATAACCCGCAGGGCAGTGATGCCGGTCACCTGGAAGCACAGCAGTATGAAACAACATTCCAGGTACAGGCATTTATCACCGAATTCAGCGGTTACACCGCGAAAGATATTACGGCTTTCGTCCGGATGATCGTTAATTCGTTACCGTTTGTTGAAGCACTGCGGAAACAGGGGATCGGGGTGCAGCGGGCGACCGCCATCCGTCTCCCGTATTTTGTTAACGACCGCGGCGATTACGAACAAAACCCGTCTTTTGATTTTAATGTGACCTATACCCGCACACTCCGTCCGGAAACGGCTGCTGTTACCGCACTGTATCCGGATATTCACCGCATATAAGGTTTTACTATGCCAATTAAACAAACCCGTTACGTCGATATCGCGTCAGCGGTGATCGGCGCGTCTGCCGTGCCGATGCGTAAGCTGACGGCGCGGTTATTTTCCACCAATCCTAAAATTCCTGCCGGGCACGTACTGGAGTTTGCATCCGGTCAGGTTGATGAACTGCTGGGTGCTGACTCTCCGGAGGCTCAGTTCGCACGGCAGTATTTCAGCTATGTCAGTCCGGCCCCGGTCAGTAAACCGAAAGAATTACAGATCGCCTCTTACGAGCCGGTTGGCCGGGCACCGACTTTGTTCGGCGCAAAAGCCGGAGCGCTGGCTGATCTGAAAATGATTGCTGACGGCACGTTGTCAGTGACATTCGGCAAGGTCACCAAAAGCTACAAAGATATCGATTTATCCGAAGCCAAATCGTATGCCGATATCGCTTCACTGATTCAGGCGAAACTGAATGCCGAAAGTGAACCGCAGTTTTCCGGGGCGTATCTGACCTTTAATGCACTCGACAGTGCATTTGAACTCAGCGGCGGCGTGCAGGAACGTGCATCTGTCAGCGTGGGGTATTCCGTTCTTGCGGATGCGATGGGGCTGTCAGCCGGACGCGCGTCCGAGGGCAATCCGGCACAGACTCCGCTGGAGGCATTCAAAGTTGCGGAGCAGGTTTCGGACTCCTTCGGCAGCGCCACATTTCTGACAGACCTGTCGCTGGATCAGGCCGTCACGCTGGCACAGTACGTTGCCGGGGAGAACGTGAAATACCAGCTTCATCTGAGTGTGACAAAAGACAATGCCGAAGATTTCAGCGCAGCGCTGATCGGCACCGCGTCAACCGGCCTGAACCTGAAAACAGAAAGCGGGTATTTTATCCAGGCGCTGCCGATGGCGGTGATGGCTGCCACAGATTACGACCGCACCAATGCCACCACTAACTATATGTTCCGTCAGCTCGGCGTGACATTCCCGGCGCAGGTCACCACAGATCAGGATGCGGACCGTTTCGATAAACTGCGGGTGAATTACTACGGCGAAACCGCTGTGGCAGGTTCACAGATCCGCTTTTATCAGCGCGGCTTCCTGTGCGGCGGCAGTTCTAACCCACTGGATATGAGTGTGCATGCCAATGAGCAGTGGCTGAAAGCGTATATCGCGCAACAGTGGTTCAGCCTGTTACTGGCAACACGCGGTATTCCGGCCAACAAAGACGGCGAAGCCCGGGCACTGATGGTCATTGCCGGTGCGGTCACCAAAGCCGTGGATAACGGCACCATTCTCGCCGGTAAAACCTTAACGGAAGTACAGAAAATCGCGGTGACGGATGCGTCCGGTGATGATCTGGCCTGGCACGATGTACAGGACAAAGGGTACTGGTACAACGCACAGATTGTTGAAAGTACCGGTGAGAGCGGGTTACCGGAGTACGTGATGAAATACGTGCTGATTTACGGTAAGGGCGACTGGGTGCGGAAGGTCGAAGGTTCACACAATTTAGTGTAAGGATAAAATATGAATGATGTCTCAGCAACCGGCCTTGCACTGGTGGTACAGGCCAGCAAAACATTCCCTTCCGGGATTTTTATCACACAGTTTGCGGACGATGCGGATCCGCTGGATTTACCGGCAGTGGATATCGCGCAGACCGGTATGGATATCAACGGCAATCTCGTGAGCTGGTCAACGCCCACACCGCAGACTGTCACCATTAATGTGCTGGCCGGCAGTGAGGAAGATCAGAACCTGGCAATTCTTCTGGAAGCCAACACGGCGAAAAAAGGCCGCCGTCATGCCGGTGACATTATCACGATGGTGGCCTCTTACGGTGACGGCTCCACCACTACCGCCCGTAACGGCAAAATTACCAACGGCAGCCGGGGGAACTCTGCGGCCAGTGCCGGGCGTCTTAAATCAAAACAGTACACCTTTGTGTTCCAGGATTTTGACTCCACGCGTAATCGTTAATCACCGGCGGGCATGTCCCGCCTTTTTTTACGGAATAAAACATGCTGATTAAACCGAAAGAAGTTCAGATTAAAGATGTGGACGGCATTGAAAAGGCATTTGTCATCAGCCGTCTGCCTGCGGTGACCGGCCGGGAAATCCTTGCCAAATATCCGCTGTCCAATGCCCCGAAAATCGGGGATTACGAAGTCAGCAAAGAGGCCATGCTGAAAATGATGGCGTATGTATGCGCAGTGGCTGACGATGGTGAAGAGATTCCGTTAAAGACACAGACGCTGATTGATAACCATGTGCCTGATGGTGAATCCCTGATCCGTCTTGAGCTGGAAATGCTGAAGTATAACACCAGTTTTTTCGGGACCGGCGGGAACTCCGGCTTCCTGCCTTTCCTCATCAGCAAGGTCGGCAGTTCACTCCCGTCAGTTATAAAAACGCTGATGGCTTCTTTGCAGTCATCATCAGCGAAGGATTCGCCACCCTCACCGAACTCAAAACCACAGTAGATCTGGAAGAAGCGATGGACTTGTGGGAAATCGCGATCATTAACCGCTACAACGAAGCGCTGGCCGCTTCAAAGGACCGATAATGTCATTGATGGATACCTTTGTTCAGGTCTTTGAATTTGATACCCGGCAGGCTGACAGTGCATTTGACCGTGTGCAGCGTTCAACGGATGACATTATCGACGGGATGAAGCAGGCGCAGACTGCCGCGCAGCAGGGGGCTGGTTCTCTCGGCGGCATGTTCACTGAACTCTGGCAGTCATTACAGGGGCTGTCCGGTGAGCACGCTATTGATTTTTCCACGAACACGGCTGAGGTGGCAGAGCAGACCGGTGCGGTAAAAGTGCAGGTGGATGCGGTAACCGATTCCCTGTCTGAACTGGAATCTCAGCAGGCGGGAACTGATGCCAAATGGCAGGATATTCAGGCCTCACTGACGGGTACGGAGGCCGGTTATCAGGCGCTGGTTCAGGCAGTGGCAGCACTGAGCAGCGACACCGCCGTTCTGACGGATGAGGAGAGTCGCGGTAATGCAGTCCGGCAGCTGGCCGGTGGCATCATTAAAGCCCTGCAGGGGGATTACCGTGAACTTGGCCGGATTGCGGAAGATGTGGGTAAAAAAAGCGTTGCAGCAGGCAGCAGCGAAGTCGCGGCACAGAAAAAAGTACAGGATGCACTGAGCAAAACAGACGTACAGTACCGGAAGGCCGGTGAATCTGTGGCCGGATTTGCCAAAAAAGCCCTGGCAGCTGTCGGCCTGTTTATGAGCGCCTCTGCCCTTGTCGGTGAATCCGTTGCCCGTGCCGCTGAAATCGAATCCCTGGATAAATTCGGCAAAAAAATCAATGTTGCCACGGCAGATGTGGATGCCTTTGCCGGCTCAGTGGCTGAACTCGGCGGTACCCGGGAGGCGGCGCAGTCAGATATGGAAGCGATGGCGAAATCATTCGGGTTTGCCGGTAACTCCATGGAAAAAATCCTGCGGACGGCTGACAAAGTGCAGGGGATGAAATTCGATAAGGCCAAAGCCACACTCGGTGCGCTCGGTGTGTCGGATGATAAAACCGTTGAGCTGATGATGAAAGGCCGCAAAGAACTCGAACGGATGATGGGGGTGCAAAAGGAATATTCCGGCATCACCAGAGAGAGCATTGAGCAGTCTGTCAAATTCAACAAATCCATGCAGAGTTTTAAACAGTCCTCCGGTCTGCTGAAAAACAGCTTTCTGGAGATGGTGATCCCGATCCTGGCAACCGGCCTGGAATGGGTCAGTAAATTTGTCGGCTTCTGCAAAGAAAACAAAACCCTGATCACGGGATTTTTTATTGCAGTCGGTATCGCACTGGCAACCTATTACGTTCCGCCGATGCTCGCGGCTGCGGCGGCCACACTGGCGGCAACATGGCCGATTATTGCCATTATTGCGGTCATAGCCCTGCTGGCGGCAGCGTTTGCGCTGGTGTATGACGACATCATGAATTTCATCGACGGTAACGATTCGATGATTGGCCGGATCCTGGATAAATATCCCGGACTGAAAGCCGTCATTCTGGCGCTGTGGGACGTTTTCAAAAAACTGTTTAATTTCATTATTGATGTTGCCGTTATTGTCGGCAAAGCGGCAGCTGATGCTTTCAATCTCATTATTGACGCCGGTAAATTGTTGTGGAACTGGCTGCTCAGTTTTATCAAAAGTCTGGGGAACTGGGGAAAAAGCTTTCAGGGGGTTTTCGATAACGTCTCCAATGCTGTGGTTGGTATTTTCAAATGGCTGTGGAAACAGATAGAAGCTTACCTTGGCTGGATCAACAAAGGGCTGAATAAGATTAAAGAGGGCTGGGCGGCCTTTAAAAGCTGGTTTGGTGCCGGTGATGATGATATTGAGGTTGACCAGACCGTTAACCGCACGGTGAATGAACAGGGGCAGATTGAGTACGACATGCCGCCTGAAAAAACGATCAGTGAGGAGGACGCGGCAAAAATGGCACAGGCCATGACCGCACATCTTTACAGTGTGTCAAATGACCCAATGAACCCTGTCACCAGTCAGGCGATCAGCAATCAGTCGACGACCAGTAATGAAACAAATATCAGTATCGGTGAGCTTAAGGTCGAAACACAGGCAACGGATGCACAGGGTATGGCGGCGGGAGCCAAAGATGCACTCGGATCTCAGTTGCAGGACTTTGGACATCAGACAAATACGGGGCTGGGGAAATGATTACGGAAGTGAAGATATTTGATACAGAATCCTTCACCACGCTGTTTGAGTCAGTAAATCCCGTTCAGCTGAACGTCCGGGATGAGCATAAGGCGACGCAGTTTCAGGTGGAATCCGGTGAAACCCGCAGTGACCATGTTGTGATTAACCCGGTGGAAATCGGTATGGATCTGATACTCGCCGGCGAACTGAAAGACGCCTTTGAAGCCATGCAGCAGGCTTACGATCAGCATCAACTTGTCGGTATTCAGACCAGGGTAAAAACCTATCAGCCGATGCTGATAGTCAATTTTTACCACGATGAAATCCCGGATATGGCGGACGCGGTGAAACTCTCCCTGCGCTTTACCGAATGGCGGACGGTTGAGCCGGAATACGGTGAACTGCCGCCGCGTAAAGTCGCGAAGAAAGAGCAGAGCAGCACGGTAAACCGGGGGAAAGTCCAGACAAAAGAGGCGGACACTGCCACGAAGAAAAAAGGGTCTGTTGCAACCCGTATCGCAGATGGTGACTGGAGTCTTTCATGAAAATCATACCACTGAATGCGGCTCCCAATCAGCGTCTGCGGGTTACCCTGGACGGACGGGAATGGGAGCTGACGATTAAAGCCGCGCGGCGTGTGATGTGCTGTGATATCCGGTGTGATGACCGGGTGATTATTCAGGGGATGCGTATTGTTCCGGGGCAGCCGCTGATACCGTACCGCCATCTCACACACGGCGGTAATTTTGCCCTGCTGACAGAGGGGGATGAACTTCCGTGGTGGGAACTGTTTGAAAAAACACAAACACTGATTTATTGGGGGAGCGATGATTGATTTGCGCCGGATCCGCTGCGGCATTGAACTTAATGGGCGTATGCAGTGGTATGAGGGATTGCGCATCCGGGCCAGCGGCACCAAATATGCCAATCCGCTGCAGAACGAATGCACGGTGAATATCGACGGACTGAACGCGGAAACCCGTACCATGCTGCTGACCGAAACCAGTCCGTTCGCTGGCAATAAATCCTCACCCCGGATTGTTGTTGAGGCCGGTCGTGCCGGTACCGGTATTTTCCGGATCTACACCGGTGATATTGTCAGTGCCGAAATCTCATCACCGCCCGATGTGACGCTGACACTGAAGGCGAAAACCGGCAATGCCAGCGCCCGGGATATTGTGTCACCGGAAGGCAGGCAACTGGCAAAAATGAGTGAGATTGCAGCTGATATTGCCCGTGACTGTAACGTGACCCTGAATTTTCAGGCAACGGATAAAAATATCGGTAACTGGTATTTCTGCGGTCCGGCGCTGAAACAGGTTGAACGGCTGCAGGAAGCCGGAAATGTGAAAGCGTTCATTGATGATGATGTTCTGTATGTCAAAGACAGTGATAAGGCACTTTCCGGAAGACTGCGGATCCTCAGTCAGAAAAGCGGCATGGTCGGTATACCGAAAGCCACGGAGAAGGGGGTTGATGTCACCTACCTTATCGACGGGGAATCCTCCCTCGGCGGCATGCTGCGTCTGGACAGCAAATATAACCCCGCCCTGAACGGGGATTACATTATCGAGCAGCTCAAATTCGATATTGCTTCTCACGACGATCCTTTCTTTTATCAGGCAACCTGCAAACGGGCCTGACACGGGCAAAACAATGAACAAACCAAACAGTGACCAGGCGAATGACGGCAGTCTCGCCGGGCAGTTTATGGCTGCGTTCCGTAATCTGCTGATGAATATTGATGACATGCTTCCCGCCACCGTAGTGAGTTACGACGATGCGACAAACCGGGCGGTAATAAAACCGCTGGTGATGATGGTCACCACGGAAGGGAAGCGGATCGGGCGTGGCGCACTGCCTAATATCCCGGTATTCCGGTTCGGCGGCGGCGGGTTCTTTATCCGGATGCCGGTAAAGCCGGGGGATTTCGGCTGGCTGAAAGCGAACGACCGGGATATCAGCCTGATTTTTCAGCGCGGCGGCCTGGAGGATGAACCGAATACGGCCAGGCTGCATACATTCAGTGATGCCATGTTTTTCCCTGACACGCTCAAAGGCTGGATGATCGACGGTAAAAATGCGGACGCACTGGTGGTGCAGTCAACAGACGGTTCTGTGTGCTTATCCCTGCATAATGATAAAGCAGTCTTTGACGGCCCGAAATTTATCTCTAATGCGCCGGAAAACGAATTTAACGGCAATGTGATCGTCAACGGCAACCACGCCGTAAACGGTAACAGTGAATCAAACGGCGGCATTATGACGCATAACGGTAAAAATATCGGGTCTACCCATAAACATTCCGGTGTTCAGGGGGGCAATAGTGATTCAGGAGAGCCGGTATGAAGACCTTTGATGTGAACGGGAATAATGATCTGTTCACCGGAAACGACGGCAATATTGCCATTGTCAGTGGTGAACCGGCGGTAAAAAACGTTTGTGCGCAGTATGTGAAAGCGCTGCGCGGGGAAATGCTGCACAAACAGGATAAGGGGATCCCGTACTGGAAAACCACCTTCGGGCGACAGGCTGATCTGCCGCTGTTTGAATCCGCGTTCCGCGAGCGTATGCGGGAAATTCCGCAGGTGACCGCCGTGGTGTCATTCAGAGCCACGCTGAATGATAACGAACTGAACTATGTGGCTGTCCTGCAGACAGAATACGGGAGCATTACGTTAAATGGCTGACTATAAATACATTACCTCATCCGGTGTGATTATTCCGGATACCGCAGAACTGCGGGCGGCAGTTGAGGATGAATTCAGAGCCGTATTTGGTCAGGATCTGGATGTCTCCCCGGAAACCCCGCAGGGGGCGCTGATCACAATGGAAACGGAAAACCGTGATGCGGTAGTCCGTAATAATGCGGAACTGGCAAACCAGATTAACCCGGACATTGCCGGCGGTGTTTTTCTGGATGCCATCTGGGCGCTTATGGGTGGGCAGCGATGGGATGCAACTCAGTCGATACTGACGCAGGTTGAATTCGGCGGTGTCCCCGGAACTATCATCCCGAAAGGTTCACTGGCTGAAACGCTGGCCGGTGATCAGTTTGCCACAACAAAGCCGTTGATTATCGGTAAAGACGGGAAAATAACCGGCGATATGCGGGCGGTTGAAACCGGCCCTGTTGAGTGTCCGGCCGGTAAATTAAACACGGTGGCAAGTTCGGTTCTCGGCTGGGAAACGGTATCTAACCCGATCAGTGCGGTATTGGGGCGTGTTGCCGAATCTGATTTACAGTCCCGCCGCCGCCGGAAACTGACACTGGCAAAAAATACTGTCAGTGTCGGTGAGGCGATTACCTCCGCGTTATATGAGCTGGAAGGCGTCCGTTCGCTGGTATACCGCGAAAATTATACTGATACCCCGATGAGCCTGGACGGGATCACGCTGGTGCCGCACAGCGTATACGTGTGTGTTGAGGGTGGAGAAAGTGGGGAAATTGCCCGTGCTCTGCTGCGCACCAAAACAATCGGGGCGGCTTTCAACGGCAGTGAGGAGGTTGAGGTACCGGAGCCGGTCAGCGGACAGACCTATACCGTAAAATTTGACCGCGCTAAAGAGATTGTCCTGTTCTGCCGCGTGACAGTGAAAAAAACATCACTGGATGCGCAGACGGTTATTCCGGCGGCGGTTGAGTCATGGGCCCGGGGCGAAACCGAAGGGGATGGCGGGCTGGTTGTCGGCCGCGAAGTTTCCCCGTTTGAAATATCGGCCGGTATTAATGCTTCTGAGCCTCGTCTGTTTGTCACACGGGTGGAACTGTCCACCAACGGCACGGACTGGTCATCCGATACTTACCCGGTAAAGCTGACTGAGGTTGCCAGAATCAGCCGCAGTGCGGTGCAGGTGGTATTTGTATGACACAGACTATTCAGCAGTTAACATTTCACTCCGATCTTCTGAGGGCTATCCTGTGGCAGTACGAAGGAGCGGATAATCTGAAAGCGCTGGCCCGTTTTAAATCGGACTGGTTTGAACGGGCAACCGTCAGTTTCTGGCAGAACTGGTACCGCGATGTGTTTAATATCGATACGGCCGGTGATTTCGGGTTGTCGGTATGGTCCCGTATCCTCGATGTTCCGCTGGGGATCGATATTCCGCCGAGTGAAAAAGAAAAAATCGGTGTCGGATTCGGGAAAAAGAAAGCCAATTTTCGGGCAAACTTCCGGCGTAATGCGGATTATACCCTGTCGCTGACACCGGAGCAGAAACGGCTGATTATCCGGATGCGGTACTTTAACCTGACCCAAAGCCCGACTGTCACCAATATCAATGAATTTCTTAAGCGTTTTTTCTGGAATGAGGACAGTAAAGTCTTTGTGCTGGATCCGCTCGATATGACGTACATGTACTACGTCTTCAACTTTAATCCGGATGAGCGTCTGCGCGTTCTGCTTGAAAACTTCGATCTGATGCCGCGTCCGTCCGGGGTGGGTGTCAAATACCGTATTGTGGCTAAAAAAGCCTTCGGCCACGGCGAACATCGTAAAAACTTCCTGGAAAGTAACTTCGGAGAATAATCCCCCATGACAAAAACATTTAAAATCCCCTTTGCAACACAGGGGGATCGTACTGTTGTGCCTGATGAAGTACAGGCAGACGGCTCACTGTCTTACACTCAGGGCTACGGTTACGATTATGAACGTGATCAGGCGACGGATCCGGCCGCCAAAGATATCGAACGCGAGAAGATGAACAGTCTTTTCCATGATATTACCGGTGCAGTCGGGGAAATACAGGCGTTCGGAATGCCGGTGTGGGCGGAAGAGGGGAAACCCTATGCCATCCGCAGTGTCGTGTATCACAATAAAAAAGCCTGGCAATCAAAGATTGAAAATAACAAGACAGAACCGGCTGCCGGTATCGCATGGACGGAACTGAAAGCAGATATGACTGCCGGGGATGTCGGAGCCTACACCAAAGGTGAGGCTGATCAGAAATTTCAGCCGCTGGGTAATTATCTGCCTGCCGGTTACAGCTACTCAAAAGCTGAATCTGACACCAATTTCCAGCCGAAAGGAAACTATGCTCCGGCGGGTAATTACGCCATGAAAGGTGACAGTTACACCAAAGAAGAGGGGGATGGACGTTATCAGGCGAAGGGGAACTATGCGCCAGCCGGGGATTACGCCGTAAAAGGCGAAAGTTATACCAAATCAGAATCTGATAATAAATATCAACCGAAAGGAAGTTATCAGGCGGCGGGTTACAGTTATTCGAAAGCTGAATCTGACACCAATTTTCAGCCGAAAGGCAACTACGCCACGGCGGGAAACTACGCGGTAAAAGGCGAGAGTTACACCAAAGCTGAGGGGGATCAGCGGTATCAACCAAAGGGAAGCTATCAGGCGGCTGGTTACAGCTATTCAAAAGCTGAATCTGATAATAAATATCAACCGAAAGGAAGTTATCAGGCGTCGGGTTACAGTTATTCAAAAGCCGAAAGTGATGGGCGTTATGAGAAAAAAGGAGCAGCGAAAGGCTGGCGAAAAGTTGGTGGTGCCGGAAATGCCAGCAGCTCAATATCCATGTCAGAAGATGTCAGAGGTAAGCAACTCTATTTCCAGTTGACAGGATCCGGCGGGATTCACTGGACCACAGTATGCATGCCACCGGTTGACAATATAGGAACTCAGTTTCACCAGGGCAATACCGGATATGGTATTGTATGCACACAAAATGCAGGAAGGACATTGAAGTCAGTAGGTGGTCAATTCATGGAGTGGTCATCTGTTTATGTAGCGGACTAAAAGAAAAGGCACGTGGTATAACTACGTGCCATAAATTGTATTAGCTCAGACTTGATCTGATAGTTTTCACTAGCAGCACACAATCAAATCTGACAGTCTGCTTTGAGCGAGGAGCGGAAGTTTATGATTGTCCTCAACTATGGCGATTTACTAGTACAAACTTGTGTTAACCATTACTGGCAATCTTTAAACTTGTACCGCCCCCTAAGGGGGAAGTTATATTCTGTCATTTTTACTTAATATCCACTGCAATTAAGGAATGGCAGAACCTGATGAGGTATCTTTAGTAGTTATCAATGTATTACACATTGAATTAAAATAAATTCTTTGAACAAGGTCGAACATCTTATGCATTCATCTTTCGATTCAGCCGTTGGAGAACCCGCTAGCTGGATTAGCCATTATATTGAGTTGCATCGGGGCTTTCCCCATGTGTCTTTCTCCGATCACATTAAAAGGCGACGTAGTGAAAGAGCCGCCCGCGCGAGATCGCTTAAACTGATTTATCTTGATACGAACGCATGGAAGTGCGTATCGGACTTCAGGCTGAACAAGGCGAGCCTTACACCCGCAATGAAGACGTTTGGGACAAGTATTGAACGAGCTGTTCAGACGGGACGATTTGTTTTTCCCATCGGTCTTCCGACATACTTTGAGCTTGACTCGATGACAGACCCGGCGACAAGAGAAACACTTACTCGACTGGTTGATGAACTTTCTCAAGGGATCTGCATCGCTCCCTTTTCCGAACGCGTCGGATCTGAGTTGCGCAAACTGCGTATGAGTAAGCTGGACGAACCTGAAGGGCTAGAAGACTTCTTATGCAGTCCCATCGAGTTGATGGGAATACCGACGATTTCCACACTCGGGGATGTAGATAAAGAAACCTTTAACAAGGCTGTCTTTGATGCCCTGTCAGAACAGCCATTTTCATTTCAGTTGGAAATTGCGCGCACTTCTCTTGGGGCGAAGTGGGATAACTCTCGTGGAATTACAGAACTCAATGACGGAAAGGCCAAACATCAATCAGAGATAGCGAACCTTAACACCGGCATATTTATTGAATTAACTGGCTGCATCACTACATGGTTTAGAGAGGAAGAGATACCCATTTCTTTATTCGATATCAAACGATACGCACTTGAGGCCCAATACCACTGGCATAGGATGCCAGACTCACGAGCAATGCCAACGCTAAGGGTATTGAGTTCATTATATGGGTTGATGCGATACGATCCGAAACGCCGTTACAAGAACGGCGATCCAAACGACTTTATGGTGGCGGCATCCGCACTTCCTGTAGCGGACGCTCTTTATACTGATAGAAAACTCGCCAATCTACTGTCCGATAAAAGAATTGAGCTGAACAGATTCTCAGACTGCACAGTGGTCAGTGGGTTTGAGGACATGGCGGCGCATCTCGAGGAACAACTTTAATTTTAAAAACGTCCGCTTCTGGCACAAAGCGGCCTGTCAGATTAGGTTTAGATCTGTGCCGTAGCTGTGTCAGATTAAATCTGAGCTAATACACATAAATCATTTCCGGAATATAATGCAGTATAAAGGGAAAATATTCACAATATTTCATCGTACAGCGAGCTATTATATTGATAATAAACACATTATTTATTATCTTATATTGTGAATATTGCCGTTAACTAATTGATATTCATATAATAAGCAATGAATTTAAAATCCCTCGGCGGCAACGCTGTGCGGGTTCAAGTCCCGCTCTGGGCACCATATAGAAATTCATTGAGTTTTCAGTGAGTTAGCGTTAAGAAAAGCCACCCTTACGGTGGCTTTTTTGTGTCTGAAATTTGCCTTAAGGAGCAAATTTTGGCAGCAAAGTGTCGACACTATGTTGTATCCGTTTGTTTTATAAAATAATTTCCACCTATTCATGAGACAGTGGCTTTGTGATTCCGTTTGCAATGGACGGTGTTTTAACAGCGAATCCATCCATTAACACACTGATATATAAATATAATTTTCATTTTTCTAATCAATGTGGTTCCACAGCATCAATGATCTGCGGTTTTGTAATAAATTTAACCAGTGTTTCATGACTGACAAAGGTTGCGCCGCAGTTGATATTCCTGCACTGGTTATAACGTTCTTTAGTTTCATTGGTGAATTCGCGGGAACTGCGGGTATAAGCGGGGTTATTGCAAAGCGGGCATCTCATCATGACAGATTATCCTTTTTCATCATGGGGTTATGTAATGATAACAAACCGGACGGTTTCACCTCAAGTTCCAGATCAGATGTAAAACCCTCTGCACTTAATGAGTGTGTTACTTTAGCTGTTATCCACTCTGCGCTGTCAATTTCCGGTTTGAATCCCTGAACATTTACCGGCATTTCCGGATAGAGTTCTGCACGGCCTTTTGCCAGCCGGAGAGACAAGGTTGCAACACCACTCAGTATTTTTTTCAGGGCGGCTTTTGCAGCACGTTCTGCATTGGCCTTGCTGGCATAGGTATGTGACAGCGTCAGAATATTACCGTCCTCTCCGGCGAGATAGCTGCCTTGCAGCCCGTCAGGCTGTATTTTTAACCCTGTTTTTTTCTTCGGCTTGCGGGTGTTCAGCCATGAGGCGATAACGCCGGTGTACGCGCCACGGTCGGCCAGCGAAAACCGGTAGCCGTCACCGACGGACCGCGTGATCAGCAGCGGCGGGATCAGTTTGCCGGACGCGGTTTTTCCGCTGCCCTGCGGCATAAACAGCAGTTGGCCGTTTTTGATGGCCGCGATTGCACCCTCCTGTTTGCCGAGCTGCGCCAGAAAGGAGCCGTCTGATTCGTTGGTCTGGTCGATATGGGCGATTTTAATCTCAGCGAGTTTCTTTTCGATCACCGGCTCTACGTTATTCCGCTTTGCAATGGTGGTGATGATGTCGCCCAGCGTTTTTTCGTGATAGGACACCTCGCGCTTTGCGTTCAGTGACGAACGGAAATCTGCACTACGGCCGCGTATGGTCAGCTTGTCAGGCGGTCCGCTGTGCTCTATTTCATCAACGGTAAATTTACCCTTAAAAATCAGCGGTTCATTCTTCCAGCCTAAGTGCAGCGATAATACCTCGCCGCGCTTCGGCAGCATCATTTTGCCGTCGGTATCATCGATCTCAATGTCCAGCTGGTCGGCCTCAAATCCGCGGTTATCCGTCAGTGACAGGGAAATCAGCCGCCCCTGAATCCGCTCATTGATGTTGACGGACCCGGCGGAAAGCGAATATGCTGGGGCGCACTCGGTACCGGTGAGGAAAAAATCCGTCATGATAATAACCCTGTAATGCTGTCAGAAATTTTATTACCCATGCCGCTGATGGTGTCAGTCAGTGAGTCAAGCTGTGCGCTGATATCACCGAACATTTCAGACAGCGATTCATCAACGCGGGTGAGTTTGATAGTGAAATCAATCTTTCTGGCCGCGCTGTCGTGAAAAAACTCACTTTTGTTTTTGCTGATGGACTCAATGACATACATCCCGTAAATGGTTCCCTCGCCGCCGATAAACGACCAGGCTTTACCGCTGTCGGCCATGGCTTCCAGCGCCATCATGGAAAACTTACCGCCGCTGATTTCCGGGCAGAGTGTGCCGGACAGTGTAATCGGATCATTGGACAGCCCCAAAAATTGCCAGGACGGACGCTTTCCGACCCGGCTGTTATACGCAAACCGGTATTGTTTTTCTTCCTGCATCCCCTGAAACGGCACGGTTCGCAGCTCAAACACGAACAGGCCGAGTGCAGCCATAGCCATAATTAAAACTCCTCTGTGTCACCGTATCCGCTGCGGCGGCTGGCCTGCTGTCGGCGGGTGTGCACTTCTAACTGGCGGGCAACCTCGCGGGCGATATCCTGTGCGGTATGTGCCGGTGTCGGGTAGATGTTGATGACCGGCGCGGCGTTCTGCTGTGATGAATACGCGCTGCTGACAGAACCGACGGCGGTTTGTGCCGGCGCCGCCGCTATCGGCTGGGACAGGGTGCTCAGTGCCAGCATTGCCAGTGCTGCCGTATTTTTCCGGCCGGTCACATTTGCCGGGCCGTCCACCACTTCCGGCCCGTTCTCACCAACAATGCCCCACTGACCGCGCGGAATACGTCCGCCGGAATCATAGGCCCCGGCAAATTTTTTGTCCGGGATCGTCCAGTTGGCATTACGGATGCCGCCGGACATGGTGGCTTTCTGCGTGGCGTCCACGGCGTTAACAAATTTCGGGTCTTTTTTGGCGTCGATCAACCAGTCCAGCGTGAGGGCATCTTTTGCCATCTGTTTAAGTTCGCCGAACTTATTTTTCAGCTCCGTCCATTTTTCGTTAATACCGTTGATAACGCCGTCTATCATGTCAGATGCGGCCTGTTTCATGGTGGCCGGGAGCTTCTTAATATCCGTGATGACTTGATCCCACTTGGTTTTGATGGTGGTTTTCACGGTTTCCCACAGATCAGACATGTATTTCTTGATGCCGTCCCAGTTTTTATAAATCAGCCCGACAAGGGTATAGTTCAGGAAATAGTTTTTTATTCCCTCCCTGGCTCTGCTGATGATGTTGCCTATCCATTTCCATGCGGCATCACAGGCACTGACAATATCCGCCCACAGTTTCTTAAAGAACGCGGCGACAGAGTCCCAGTTTTTATATATTGCGTAGGCGATACCGGCGATCACGGCGGCGGCAAGAAACAGCGGGTTCGTCAGCAGGGCTTTGCCGATACCGAATAAGGCCATCCCGACAGCTTTTAATCCTTTCGCCAGCAGACCAAAAGCACCGGCACCCTTGATGCCGAGAACTGACAGGCTCAGTTTCAGTATTGCGACCGGGCCGAGCATCGCGGCCAGCATCAGAACAATCGCGCCGCCCACGGCGAGGATTACGCCCAGCGCCAGGGCAATTTTTGTCAGCGTGTTCGCCAGTTCCGGATTGCGTTTCGCCCAGTCCCCGACCTTACTGATAATATCGGTAATGGATTTCGCGATATCCCGCAGCGGGCTGTCAACGCCGCCGAATATCTGGATACCCACATTTTCCCATGCTGATGTGAGATTCTTCAGGTCACCATTGAGATTATCGCTCATAGTTTCAGCGATTTTTTGTGCCTCACCCCTGGCCGCTTTGACATCGGCAATCATGTTTTGTAACTCGCCTTTACCGGCCTGTTCAGTCAGAACAGACAGTGCTGAGAAAGCTTCTGTACCGGCAATATGCTTAAATAATCCTGCTCGCTGCGCAGTGCCCATTTTCTGCGTTTTTTTATCCAGTTCGGTGAGAATATCAGGTAAATGTCGCAAGTTACCGCTGGTATCACGGGTCTCTATGTTGAGTTTTTCCAGCGCCTCCGCTGCCTGTTTTGGCGGTTCAGCGAGGCGACCGAGAATAGATCGCAGACTGGTCCCGGCCATACTGCCCTGAATACCGGCATCACCCAGCTTACCGGCAGCGACGGCGGCGGTTTCCAGATCAACCCCCAGCCCGGACGCGACCGGCGCGACATATTTCATCGTGTCGCCCAGCATATTCAGGTTGGTGTTTGACCGGGTAAAGGTGGCAACGAGCGTATCACTGACGCGGTTCATTTCGTCAGAGTTCAGTTTGAACCCGGTCAGGATATTGGATCCGATATCGGCTGTAGTGGCGAGGTCGATATCACCGGCAAGGGACATCGACAGGGTGCCTTTCATGGCGTTCTGTATCTGCTCCGGTTTAAATCCGGCCATAGCATAGAACGATTGCCCCTGCGCAACTTCGTTTGCTGTAAATGCCGTGGTCGCCCCCAGCTGCCGCGCCTGTTCGCGCAGTGCTTTATACTCTTCTGAGTTCTTATCAAGCCGGGTCAGCGCCTGCACCTTTGACATCCCGACCTCAAACTCATAGCCCGGCGCCATAAATTTCTTCCCGGCATATAACGCCGCACCGCCGGTCGCCATCGCTGCCGCGCCGGTACCGGCCATTTTATTCCGGACATCCATCGTTTTCTGATAGCTGCCTTTGGCCGCTGCCATCCGGCGCTCCTGTTCGGCGCTGCGGCGCAGCTGCTGCTCCTGCCGTTGCAGTTGCTGGGTGGTGCGGGCAATATCGCTGTTCAGGCGGCGCTGTGCCTGCCCGAGTTGAGTTGTCGAGATACCGTTAGCCTGTAAGGCTGTACGCTGTTGCTGGGTGGATCGCTGGAGTTGTTCAAACCGGTTTTTTAGTTGACCGGCTTCACGCTGCGCACGTTTAAGCGCTTCGGCCTGTTGCCGGGTCGGATTGCCGGAGGCGTTCATTTCACGGGCGAGGGCGGCGACACGCTGTGTTGCCGCCTGATAAGACTGGTTTATCCCGGTAAGTTGTTGTTTTGTTTTGCGGAAGCCGTCAATTTGTCCGGCCTGTCGGTTCAGGTCTTTCAGTGCATCACGGGACTGACGGACAGCGCCCGCCAGTCGTTTGTTGGATTCCTGCGCACTGCGGAACGGCCGGGTTAATTTATCGACAGCATTTAACACGACCTGTAAACGGAGGTTTCTGCTCATTCACTGTTACCGCTGCGTTTGTAAGCGTGATAACGCCATTCAATTAATTCTGTCAGACTCATGTCCGCCGTGGCGGCAGGTGTCCAGTGAAAAATGGCGGCAATATCTGCCACCAAATCATCGACTGTCAGTCTTGGGGGTAATTGTTCTGCATCGACTTCGGCAGCAAAAAATTGACCACCGCGATTGACATATTGAGCAGGTCACCCGGCTCCATCACACCGATTTCATCTCTTGTCAGAGTGGGAACGGTGATACGCGGTAACACCTCGGTCATGGAGTTGACATCCATTTCCAGCAGTACCTGTAAACGCACTCCCCGCAATTCGCCGGATTTAGGCTTGCGGATAGTGACACTGGTTATCTCGGTATCACCGCGTTTGATGGGTTGATCCAGTTCAATAACCTCAGATGTTTTATTAATTTGTTCAGTCATTTATATTTTCCTGTTACAGCCCGATAGCGGCTCGTTGTTCTGCCAGACGGTCAACACCGTCTACTTTTTCAACCATATTGACGACATCAATTTCAATGAGATCAGCACCGTTCCAGACCAGCCGGTAATAGGTCGGTTTAAAGCTGAATTTCACCTGAGTGTTATCGCCCTGTTTGGTACTGCCGGGGTCGATTTCAGATAAGCGACCGCGCACGACCACCTCACAAGCGATTGTCTCGCCGGTATCGTCGCGCTGATAGGCCCCGGCAAATCGCAGCGGCACACCGTCAATTTCGGCAATGCCCCACTGCTTATAGAGTTGCGCTTCCATACCGCCGAGGGTCATCTCCATCCCCAGCGCATCATCTTCAAGCCCCAAATCAACGTGTGCGGCACCGTTCATGCCGCCCGCGCGGTAGGCTTCGAGTTTGCGGGTCAGCTTCGGCAGGGTGATTTCTTCGGCTTTCCCCTGCCAGTTATCGCCGTTGAAAAACAGGTTCATGTTTTTCAGTTTATGCGGTAAGGCCATGATTACCCCTTAATCTTCGATGCGAAATCCATCAGGTATCTGTCGGTGATACGCTGACGAAGTTTGATATTTTCAGCCGGTGGCACTGGTGTGTAGTCATAATCGATTGCTAACTGCCCGTCTTTCAGCTCTTCTTTGCTGTTGGCATCCGGATCAAACCAGCACTCACCGCCGAGTAAATAACCCTGAGTCGTCAGGCTGCGCATTTTGGCGTTGATACCGTCGATCATGTCTTTGACCAGTGTCGGGGTCATCGGCTTATCAACCGCCCACATGTGCGCCTCTGCCATGGTATCGGCCAGTACCTGCGCGGTACGGGTGTAGTTTTCAAAGGCAAACAGCGGATCATCGGAACAGGTGCGGGAACCCCAGAAACGGAAACCGTCTTCACGGATCAGGGTGGTGATGTCGTTTTCATTCAGCAGACCGGCATCAGTAGACGGATCCTGCAACTCCCAGGACACATCTGCAGAAATACCGGTCACGCCGTTAACACCGATGTTTGACAGAGTTTTATGCCAGCCGATCTCCTGGTCGATTTTGGCTCGCAACCCCAGCGCCCGTGCTGTTGCGTAAGCAGTGGCCTCTGCATTTTTGACGGAATCCCACGACAGAAAATCAGGATAAATCAGCATCAGTTCACGCTGGCTGAAGTTTTTGCGGTAATTCACTACGGTCTGAATGATTTTACGGTTGTAGACCCCGGCATAAACAAAGCCACGTAATGTTTGTGCAACCGTGACCAATTTTGATGTAACTGACTGATTATCATGTCCGGGGACACCGAGAATACGGGGTTTAACGCCGGTATGTTGTTTGGCGGTAAGCAGAGCCTGCATCCCTGTTTTTTGTCCGGTGATTGAGGTACCGCCGATAATGTTTGCCGTCGTTACTTCTTCACTTATGCCTGCGTTAACACGAACAACAACAGTAAGCGGATTTGTCTGATCGAGAATGGCCTGTAGGGAATGCGCCAGCGTTCCGGTACTACCAGCCTTACCAATAGCATGCCGGATATCCGTCAGTAAAACGGGTTTATCTTTCGGGAATACCTTCTCATCGGCATCATTTGCTGTACAGACCATGCCGATAACGGCCGTACTGACTGTGCGGATTGGCCGGGTACCGTTATTGTGCTCAATAACACGCACGCCGTGGTGATATTTTTGTGACATAGAAATTCCCTTTATTGAGATTTTCTATGGTGTTATTGATGTGATTCTGTGTCTTGTTGCCGGTGTTGTAGAAGGCGGGAATACAACAATCAGTCCTGACATTGCGGGCATAAAAAAGGCTCCCGAAGGAGCCTGTTTTCAATAAATGAATCAGATAGGCTTAGTGACAACCTGACCGGACTGTTCGGCTTTTTTCTTCGCCAGCAGGAAACGCTGAAGGATTGCATTCTTCTGCGCTTTGATAGCGGCATAGTCAATCTCAGTGTTTTTCTTAGTTGTCCGTTCGTATAACATAACAAGCCCCTTCTATATGTGCGTCCAGATTTCTGGCTGCGGCATAGCGTCTTATAAGTTTATCGTATACACGACGTAACTCTTCGCTGTATGCCTGGAAAGTTAATATCCGGATATCTTCAGTTTCAGCTATCCGGAGAATGATGTCAACTAATGTACTATAAAGGTAAAGTGCCTCTGACGCGGTAAGATCCGGTGCGCCGGGCGGCTTTTCAAACATGGTGTCACATTCTTTATTATTTTCAGCATCAATATTATAAAAACTGATAACGCTGATGGTGAGGGTAATTAGTTCATCACCAAATAATTTATAAAGAATATTATTGTCAGACTCATTTTTGCAAAAAACTAACCGGAAGGTTATCCGGCGGGTATCATCACCAGAGAAAACGTAATTAATATCTGTGTATCTGAATACATCAAATCCCTGTAGTTCATCATGTAAAATGTAATGCGAATGACGCGGCATCTTAAACTCGTGTTGTTTGTGTTATGCCGGAAATAATACATTAATATTTATGTTATCGTCACCCGGGATGTGTGTTTTTTGTTAGAAAATAATTTTTATGGGGATGGAATACTTACCTTATTTACTGGTTTATATTATAATTATTTTAAAATCAATTAGTTGCTTGATTTTTGTAATGATTTTTGTAATGATATTTTGTAATGTGGGGCTTGATTTACATTTACTCTTGATAACAAATTCCGGACGAAACATATAATTTATTAAATGAACTTTGCGTTTGGCTTGTTCTGCTACGGATGAGGAAAGGGCTGTGATTTATGCAGAGGAGGATGGTTTTGTGGTGCAGGAAATCTCGGTTTAATTCATGCATGCGATAGACATATAAAATAAAATCTTAAAATAGATTATATATTTAATTTATTCTGTGGGAATTAATGGATAATCAGGCGAACAAATTTTTAATTTTCATTTATTTTAATGTACATAATTATTATTTTTTATTGTTAGTTTTACCAAAAATATTTTTTGTAATGAGGAAAAATGAAACGTAAATTTTGTCATCGGTGTTTTGCTTAAACACAACCCCCTACCCACGGCGATAGTTTGATGATTAAATGATAACCCGGAATTTTCAGACCAGTAATCAAGAGATAAATCATGCAAAATAAATACATTATGACCATTTTGATTAGTACCTTACTGTCAGGCTGCTCTGCGTTTGATAATAATCACGGGACTAATTGGGGAAGTGGTACTTGCCCGGAGCCATCCACTGATGAGATTGCAGCGTCAGGGCATCTTAAAATCATGGATGGCAGGACACTGAAATGTCAGTTGCGCCCTTATGTCAGTAATATGGTCTGTCAGGGCATTACGGATAGCACGAACGCAGACGGCATGGTTTGTCAGGATGCATCAGGAAAGGGAATGTTATTTATCTTTGATGATAACGGTGTGCTCAAAGGGCATAAGTCGCTGCAGAATTGAACCGGAATGAAGCACAGAAAATACAGAGGTATCAGTTCTCTCATCAGGTCAAATCCTATTCCATATCGCCAATTCTCTTTGCTAATATCACTATAATACTAAAACCACTGATGACCGGGGACAGACACGGAAAGCACCGTTAAGGGATGAACATGAAAAAAGTTTATTTTTGATTTTGGGAATTATGCTGATTGGCGGCTGTCAGGCACCGGCAAATAACAGTGCAACAGACGGGATGTCTGAAAAATGGGGAAACTGCCTTATCCGTTATTCTGCCGGGCAGGCACTGACAACCACTGACAGCAAAAAAACAATTACCGATAACGCGTATAAGAATTGTAAGAAGGAAATGAATGAAGCGGTGGATATGCTGGTTGAGGATATCTCAGCGGATAGCGCAACTAAAGCAGCCGCCAGAAAAAAGGCGTTTGAGATGATAGAAGAAGGGTACAGACAAGAGATTGTTCCTGAGCTCTATAATGCTATCGATGAAGTCAGAAAATTATAACAGCACAAAAATTACTGTGCTGTTATGACCCCGGATGTAATATCCGGCACCTGAATTCTGCAGGTGCCGGTGTTTTCTGAAATGCCTCAAGGCAGGTGATTTTCTCAGTCAGATTTTTTCTTTCATCACAGGATAATAAATTAACAGTATTATCAGTGAGCAGAGCGGAATGGTAATAACGCAATGCTGTTTGTAAATCCTCACCGGAAGGGGCGCAGCTGCCCGGGGTATTCTTATTATCCGTCAGCATCATAAGATTTGCATCGGTATAATTTATAATCATCTGAGGTGACGGATAACGAAGCATATTCTCAGAAAAGAATTTGATAGCGGATGTGTAATTTTTATTATGCATGGCATCAAATGCCAGATCGTTAAACTCTGAAAACAACGGGTTATCCGGCGTGATCTTTGCCTGTCTGAGGCTGGAAATTACCAATTTTGCATTTGCTGCATCCGGTGGAGAGCGCAGTACAGCCGGACCGGTATCAGCTGAAGCAGAAAGGGAGATGCTCCACAGAAATAACACCGAAAATAACTGTTTCATTATGCAAAAATAGCCTTTTATTGATTGCCTCTTCTTAAGATTAATCAATTAGTGATCTTATGTAAATATCTGGTCCTAAAGTGAAGTGGTTTTATTATTTTTATGCGGGATATACCGGAAAAGGAGAAATGGCAAAGTAAACAAGTGAAAATGAAAATATCATGTGTCTGACTTTAGTCAGTTATGAGTGCATAAATAATATATAATATTTGATGGTGTTTATATTGAAAAACGGAATAACAATACAAAGCCAGAGGTGTATGATGGATAATTCATCACCGGATAATGTTCAGATCCGGGAGTTTGTGGAACGCTTAAAAACGGTGACAGGGTCGCGTTTTTTTCATTATCTGAATGATAAGCAAGTTAAAACCACGTGTCTGATGTGCGGGCATAATGGCAGGCAGGTTATAGATGAAACAAACTATACGACAGCGCAGGACCGGCTGGATAACAAACCTCCGCGTACGTTCGTCACATTTTATTACCACACTCCGGGGATTCCGGCAGACAGTATAAACCATTATTATTATCGTCTTATCTGTGATAACTGTGGTTTTGTTACTCAGCACAGCGCCAGATATGTCATAAACTGGCTGGATGAAGAAGCACTACGGGAACAGCATCTGTCGGATGCTGAATGGGTAAATATGCCGGAACCGGCTACTGCAGAACCGGACGAAGAATAACTGCACATATAATACCGGGGGATAACGCCCGGTTTTTTCTTTTCTGTATTCCTTTGACTGCGTTTTTAATCACCATCTTCTTGCTTTGCCATCAAAATATTGTGATTTTTAAGAACTTTACTTTGCCTTAGCGGCAAGGTTCAATGTCATACGCAGAATTACCTGCAGGAAAAGGTGAACGGAGGATATATGGAAGATGGTTTAATGGTTATTGCGGGACTGGCGCTTGTTGCCGCAGCTGCAGGTCTGGTAAAGCCTTCTCTTGTGGGGATGAAGAGCCGTGTTGGCGCGGTATTGGGTTATCTTATTATTTTCATTATTTTTTTAGTACCTGCATTAATACTGATGCCGGACTGACAGAATAATATCTGAATTGTTCAGACATTGTGGAGAGAGCTTTATTAAATGTAAATATGGTAAAGTTATTTCTTATTACATTGACCTTTCCCTTAGGGCAACCTTTATGATTAATTCCATCAACCAAATACGAAAAAGGAATTAATCATGAAAAAAACACTTATTCTCACTGCTCTGTTATCCGGCGTTATGACATTCGGTGCCGTGGCAAATCCGGTATTATTAAGTGGTGATATGCATTCTGTTACCACTCCGGTGCAGAAAGAGCTGGGTGATTCTATGATGCGTATGCATGATGATATGGCAAAAACATTATCTGAGCAAAATGCGGATATTGCATTTGCTGAAGGTATGATTGCACATCATAAAGGAGCTGTTGAAATGGCTCAAATTGAACTGAAGTATGGTTCAGATCCGGAAATGCGTAAGTTAGCTCAGGACATTATTGATGCACAGGGACCGGAAATAAAGCAGATGCAGGATTGGCTTAAAAACAATAAGCCAGCAAAGAAATAAATATTTAATAATTACGGCATATCTTTTCGGATATGCCGTTTTTGTATTATTGCTGTTAATTTTATTTATTAAATTCCATTCAGATCGCAAAAAAAACACACCGGTACGTAAAAATCACAATGCTGGTAGACAATCCCCTTTCAAAGACATATTAAATATCCCGTCAGTTGATGAAGATTCATTCAATGCCGGATTGAATTTTCAATATTATTGTCAAATTAAATTATTTTAAGAAAAGGATATTCTATGCCGGACCCGGAAATTACTGCATTTTTTACAAAATATCAGGAGTCAAAAAAAATTCCTGAGTTTTCGCGTCTGCAATGGCTGTCCGATGCCGCCGGACGCGCGGAACAACTGTCATTGACGACACATCCGTTTGCTTTTACACATCCCTGTGCCCGCAGGAATCGCTATGGCAAAGCGGGAGCGATACTGGCGGAGGTTAAAAAGAAAAATGATGGCTTTCTGCGATCCGGTAATGTGGTTGTTCCGCAGGATGCTGAGGGTAATGCTGCTGCACTGGAAATATATACGTTTCTGATGCTGAAAATGCAGGATGGAAAAACATTACTGACACATTTGTGTGAGGAAAGTGAAACGGCAAAGAAAATTCTGGGCAGTGAAAATTACCGGAAGTTGCGGGCCGGTTTTTTACGGATATTCTCCGGAGAGGGCGTACCGTCAACAAATTCAAAGATAAAACAGGTTTTTTTCCCCGTGCCGGGTAAAGAATGTAATGCGGGTTATCATTTACTGTCAGTTCTGACACCATCGGGGTTATTATTTGAGTTATACCGCCGGCTTGGTAAATCCGGTATATTCCCGGGTCATCTTGTTGTGATTCATATTGGCGGGTCTAAACCACAAAATATTTCTGCACTTAATATGCAGAATAAAGGGAAAGCCTGTTTATTATTATCTGTCCCGCCGGGAGCCGTCACTGCCGGAGATCATTACTGTGTCCATTAATTATCTGCTGCTGAAAAATATTCTTATCCGGAATGCCAATGCGTTATCCGGTGCACTGATAGCAGGTTTCCCGGCAGTTACTGCCTGGCTGGGATTTATTCATGCTCTTGAACGAAAAGTGAGGAAACAAGGTTTTCCGTCCGTCAGGTTTAATCACGCTGGTATTATCTGTCACTACTGTCATTTACAACTGTATGCGGAACCCGGAGGGGTAATGTATTCCGCATTAAACAGGCGGAAACCACCGGATAAAAAAGGCAAAAACCCATCACTGGTTGAGGAAGTGTATTGTCATCTCAATGTTTCACTGCTTATTTGCGGCGGGAATATACAAGATAAAAATAAGGAATTCCTCACTGTGGTATCTGAAACAATAAAAATGCTGAAAATTGCCGGCGGGGATATTACAGATTCCGGTAAACAAGAGACCGGCTCTTTTCCTGACAGTAAACCGCTATGGTGTGAATTGCGGCAATGTATTGCTTCGGGATATGCATTACTGGAGCGGCGGGATGTCATGGTCAATGCAATGAACAGCGGAATGGATGCAATGGAGGCATTACTGAAATATACCACTGCTCCCGGTTCGGTGCTGATCCCGGTCGTCACCGGATATCAGGGACTTTCCCCGCCGGGAATAGCGAAAAATGCCAGGGCAGAAGGTATACCCCACCGTTTTGCGGAAAGTGTTATTACCTTAGGGGAATTCCGGCCGGTGGATAAATTGCGGGATCCTTCGGATATGTTGTGGCGTTATCACTATTTACCTGACGAGAACCTTTATCTGTGTCAGCAGGGAAAACACGATTAACGGAAAAGAGAAAATGACCGGATTCAGGAATATACCGTCTGTTTTATCATTTTCAAAAAAACTGATCCCCTCTGACGGTATTTTTTCCGGAACATCACAGCATCCGGATTCACGGGTTACTCCGCTGACAATACAGACGAGAACTGTCCGGGGAACATTTGCTTTCCGCCGGAAAAACGGGAGGGGAAATGAAAAAATATCCGGACAGAACATTAATGATCCCAATATTCAGTCTATGGATTACTGCATGCTGGAAGCTGAACAAAATGTAATCATATTTAGCTTCTCACTGAAAATTACCGGTGGGCTGAAATATCCTGCTGCCTGTAATAATGAAATATTCCGTCAGCGCTATCAGGCGGTAATAACGGATTATCTGGAAAGAGAGCATTGCCGTGAGCCTGCGCGGCGATATGCACATAATATTGCCTGCGGACGTTTTTTGTGGCGGAACCTGGTTGGCGCAGAGCATATTGAGGTGGTTGTGGATAATCTCAGCGCGGAAAAAAAACAGCAGTGGATATTTGATGCACGAAAGTACAGCCTTCGTCATTTTGAGCAGACGGATAATATAGCCGGCGACCTGGGGAGACATATTGCCGCAGCACTGAGTTGTGATGATGGTGCATTATTACTGGCTGTTTCAGCCAGAGTGATAACCGGAAAAGGGCAGGAAATTTATCCCAGTTGTGAATTTGTGATGAATAAAAGAAAGGGGGGGAGCAGCCGGATACTCTGCCATATTGACGGCACTGCAGGGATGCATTCACAAAAAATCGGCAATGCTTTGCGTTCAGTGGATACCTGGTATCCGGCCTTTTCTGATTTAACCGCAGGGGTGGGCGTTATCGCGGCCGATCCCTATGGGGCGGTCACGCATCTGGGGGCAGTATTTCGTCCGCCGGGGTCAGGGCAGGATTTTTATACACTCTTTGAAAAATGGGTCAGCGGAAAAAAACTCGCTGAACATGAAGAAAATTATGTCGTGGCAGTGTTAATTCGCGGCGGTGTTTTCGGTGGCGGAGGGTAA